TTATTCATCCTTTACAGTATACTTTCCTCTGTTATATTGTTTCATTGCATATGATTTTCCATGTAGTGTTATGTCTTTACTAAACTCACCCCAATCTGTATGATAACCATCTGGTGTCGTATTATGACTGACTCCCCATTCATCTAAGTGTGACATTCCATATACTATAAGCAAAAATACTATAAAACAAACTGCATTTACCATCTCTTTGCCTCCGTTTATCTGTTAATCATCAACTATTACTATATTACTATTATATCACTATTATCTCATTATTAATAGTATCAAATATCTCATAGAAGTTCTCTGTATAAATTCCTTCCAATTTATCGGCTTCCTCATACTCATTCAGAGCATATGTTGCAGCTTCCAATGAATCAAAGCTGTCAATGACATTTCCACCCTGCCTGTCTCTAATTTCAAACATATAATCACCTCCGTTATATTATTCTCCACTAAAAAACAGACAACCTTTCGATTGCCTGTTTCAAGTCACATATTCAATTTACAATTTTATATTAAAACTCTATAACTTTATTCTCTCTTCCATCCATTCTTTTTAATCATATCATATAAAAAATATGCATTTCTGTTTTCTAATATATCATATATCTATTATATCAATTCCAAACTCTGATTTCAAGACATTCTCAAAGTCTGGATCAAGTTCACAGTATCTCTTAATAAATTCATTATTACTACATGGTGCAAGTTCTCGATGCACCTGTTCTCTTATGTCACCATCCATAAATATTGCAATTGCTGGCATCGCATATTTACTTATTTCCATTTCATTAACCTCCTTTACACGCAAGGAAATTTCCGTTTCTTCCTAATTCTAACCAGTAAGATTTTTGCCTTCCCATAGCTGTAGTTTTATATCCTTCACAAATATTAAATTTGGTTTCAAGAAGTACAGCTTTGTTTCCATAAATTTTATATCCTTTTTCTTTTAGATGTTGTATAAATTTATTCATGAACTTCACTCTCCTTATAATTTCTTAATATTTTTTCTACTTTATTGGCAAATTCAACAGATGTAAGTGTTGGTTCTCCAGCTAAAGCATTCATTACTACTGTAATTTCTTTTTCTGTCATAAAATTATAACCTCCTGAAATCCTCATTTCATGTCCAAGTTTATTTTAATCATATCCATTGCATTATCTTTGATTTCATTACGCACCTTTTGTAATTTATCCCATGTCATATCTTCCTTCATACCACAATCACCCCAATTACAGTACATGTATTCTGTGACTGTATCAATAATGTTCATAATTGCTTCGTCACTTGCTACAACCCCAATCTTTTTCATAGGTTCATTTAGTGACATCTTATAAATCTTATTATCCTGTATATGGTAAAGTCCGTTATTCATAATATTCTCCATTCTTCTAAATTTTACTTAATTGTGATATTACTCCTTTCGATTCACTCGTTTCAAAATAATTTCTGTATCGGTATAGGCAGTACAATATGCAATGTTATTGTTTTCATCATAATAATTTACATAATACGTATCATCGTCAAATGTTCTATTGACTCCAATAAAACCACCTCTTCTTTTGCCGTTTAAATAAACATCATACTTTACTTCTTTTAATGTATCTGCCCAATAATCTTGAGGATTTTTCACTCTCCATATAAAATCATGTGGTGTTGTTCTTAATTCATCCATTATTTTGCCTCCAATTCTTACCTTAAAACTCTTGTTTACTGTGCTATTTAATAACTATTATTTTGTAAAATATTCAACACTCTATCCTGTAATTCTCTCGATGTATCAACTGGACTATCAATAATAGCCTGACACACTTTATCAATTTCTTCTTGTCTAAAACAGGAAGCATTATCGCTTTTACATAATTCACTATAAGCTAAATCAAAAGCTTTTCTTAAAGGTGTTTTTGTTCTTGCTTTCTGCGTTTTATCACAATCTTCTAAAAACTCTTTTAAAATTTCTCTTGCTTCTTCCTTATACATATATCATCACTCCATTTCTTTTAAAATTCTTGCAAACTCTGTATGCATTTCAAGTTCTTTTTGTTCACAATAAATAAGTCTTTTCCAATCTTCGGATTTCCTTTTCTCTTTTGAGAGTTCTTTCTGATATTTCTGTATATGTTCTTTATTGACTTCTATCATTCGCAAACAATTTTCCAAAACTTCTTCTTTAGTTCCACATTGATTTACTGGAAGTCCCCATGCACTTTTATGATCCATTTCTGTTCCATAACCATAGAAAGTATCGCTATACTTTGCTAAAATAAATTTACTACCCATTCCAGTAAGCATTTCAGATAATACCGTCATATAATCACTCTCCCTTACCACTCAGGTTCTTTATTAATCAACCCTAAATAAAATTCATGCTTTGCTCCATCGTCAAAATGTTCTCGTAGATCAGTCAATGTTTTTATTCCATTTTTCAACGATTCATAATCAGTAAGTACCATATCATCTGTATATTTTGTATACTCGTTCCTACCAATGCTCAATCTAAAAGTTTCACCTGTTCTAACCCAACCCCATTTCCCTGTGTTTTTTGCTATCGGATAAGCACCTATCATATACCCATATAAGTTTGGAAATGCTTTTGTATTTTCACTATGCCAATCTTCAAGCTGTATTTTCGTTCCATCTGGTAAAATTGCTTTGTCAATTATTTTCTGCATATCAGTCACCAATCCTTTCTCTCCATTTCTTAATTCTTACGAGATAACTTACATTCTCTCTGTATGTTTTCAACTGCGCTTTTGCATCTGCATAGTCTTCACAATTACATTCAATATCCCATCCATAACCACAATTTCCTTCAATTGCATAACAATCTTTTGTTTTTCTCTTATATGCCATAATCACTCAATCTCCTTAAATTTCAATATATCCTACATATCTATCTTCTTCTGTATCATATACTTCCGCATATACATTTCCATTTTCCATTCCCCATAAGAATGTAATTTGATAATATCCATCTTCTGTTAAGTCGTAATTTTCGTGAATATTAAGACGATTTCCATCTCTTAGGCAAGAAGTATTATTATATACATCTTCTGCACTGTCATAACTAAGATCATTTTCGTTTAAGAAACGTGCAAGCTTCATACACATTCCTTCTGCAAACGTGCCTGTTAATCTATACTTTCCTTTGTATTTGTCGTAATCATCATTCCAAACTGTAAAATCGTTAATTGTTATGTATTCTGCCATACTAATCAACCTGCCTTTCCATTTTAATTTCTTTTAACATATTTGCTTTGCACATTATTAAGTTCTCTTTCATATTCTCAATTCGTATATCCATAAACTCTTTGAATGCCTTGTCAAATTGTTTCTCTGTAATGTCATGTCCGTAGTTTGCAATCACAACATCCATAACTTCTCTATATGAGAAGCCATTAAATAATGCGTCATTTTCATGTATTGGTGAGTTATAAGTAAACCCTTTTCCATTCCGTGAATCCGTTTCAGGATCATATAACCATCTGCTCATATTAAACTTCCTCTGCAATTCCGTTTTTTGCGTTACTCCAATGATATTTCTTTCCGTTCTTCACATTCTCAAAAATTACTGAATATGAAAATGTTTCAAACGGTGTAAATACTTCACCATTACATGTAGTTGGTGATTTCTCTGTATTCCAATCAATACCAAGTTTTCCGTTTACTTCTTTCACTGTAAATATAGTTCCATAATTCTGTGTTTTAATCTCTCTGTTGTATGTGTCGTACATATGCACTTTCACTTTGTCATTTACCTTTAACATTTTGTGTTCCTCCTTGTAATAAAATAGGCAGCTAGTAGATTATTCTCCTAACTGCCTTTGCGGTTGCGTTATTTTGTTTAGTTGCTAAATTTCTGCAACTGTTACTTCGTTTCCATTTACATAAATGTTGTACCATTTATTTTCATATTCAATCGTCATACCATCTAATGTAGAAACTCTTTGCGTTCCGATTTTCTGCATTGCATACTTGATTATTTTACTTTCCATTTCTTCGCTCATATACCTATCACCTTCCAAGTAAATCTTAGTTTCAAGTCCATATAGGTTTTGCGTTTGCATAATTATCATCATGCTTAAAATTACTTTCTTCAATATCAATCACTCTCAACTGATTAGCAAATTTTAGCATTTTATCCGTTGAACCTTTAATGCAACTTTCATATCTGTCTCTGTTTTCTTCAATTTGCCTTTTTATCAAAGAAATATGATGTTCTGCTTCTTCAATCGTCCTATAACTACCTGCACAATCATTATAAAAATGGAATAGCCTGTTTGAATAACATGATTCAGGATTTTCAATCATTTGCCACATAGTAGCATTTGATTTAACTGGTAATCCATTAAATTCAAAATCATTTAATGCTCTATTACTTTTGCCTTTAACAATTACATAGCTCATTTAATCGCCTCCAATCTTCTAAAGAAATGCGAATTTCTTAAAAACATATTTCCATTTCTTCATTTATCCAACTAACCTCATAACCCTCTGCCTCAAATTGGTTTTGTGCAGCTTCAAGACATCCATTAGTATCCCATTCACCTTCATATTCACTTTTGTAGTTACAAATAGCATCTTTTATTCTGTCTATAGTCCCAACTGTTATGTCATTTCCATAAACTTTTGCAATCGCTGTTACATCTGTACCACATCCATCTACATTTTCATCAACAAATTTAATAAACTGTTCTCTCATTTCTTTTACCTCCATTCCATTTTCACACTAAATCTCATACGCATTTTTAAATGCGCTTATGTAATTTTCCATTGTCAAATCAGCAAGACCTCTTGTCAATTTGCAAAGTTCTCCAGTTGTGACATACTGCGACATAGCATAGCACTCAGGTTTATAATTTACCTGTAATACTTTGACTGTATTATCATCCCAATCAATATCTATGTCCGAATAACCACCACCTACTGTAATATAAGCTCTATCTCGTGGAATTTTCACAAGCTCCACAGACTCTATACAATAGTTCCCTTTTAACTGCTTTGTCAGCTCTTTTGCAAAAACTTTAGTTGCTCTTATCTGCATATAATCACCTTTGCCTTTCTAAAAGAAATACCCATTTACTCGTTAAAAACCTCATCCATGAACATTGTGTCTAAATAATGAGCAAGGATGTTAAACTCATTTGAGTTCTGTAATTTCTCAAATAGTTCTGTCACATGTTCTTTTTCGTTTTGAATATCTTCTGCACTGTCTGAAAAATCTCTGTTAAATTCAAGCAGTTTTTCAGCCATTTGCATTGGCGTGTGTTCATACTTTTGTATTTTTCCCATTTATTTTTCTCGCTTCTGCTTATATTCCTTGTATTCATTAGGATAGAATAATGATATTACTGTTATAAGGTTGCAATGCAGCGCATCAGCCCATCTAAACATCGTTGTAATATCAGGATTGCATTTTCCTTCTACTCTTACCCATATATGCTGTTTTTCCATTCCGACAGCCTCACCAAAACTCTCCAATGTGGGATAGCCTTTATACGTTAGATAGTCTCTGATTTTCTGCTTCTGTTCCAATGTCCTATTACTTTTTATCATATATTTCCCTCCTTTAACCAAGGCTTATATGTATCAAAAACAAAATAAAAATGTTCTCCATAATCTTCTATAGCATCTTCTGAACGTTCTAAATCATTAGCTTTTGCCACATTTATAATATTATTAATGATCTCTTTTCTGGTCTGGTAATATGTTTTATTTTCCATCATTGGTACTCTGTATTTTACCAATATAATTATTTGATAATCCCCATCGTAAAATCCGCTCAAATCAAAATCCACATCTACTATACCATTGATTTTTAACAAGCTATTTTCAAGCTTTTTACAATTATCATAGATATTGAATTTCCTAGCATTGTAAATTGTTCTATTTTTCATATTATCACTTCATTTCCGTTTTGTTTTCCATCTGCTTATATGCCTCTACTAATTGGTCTAATGTATCATAGATTTTGTTGTAGCCTTTATCCTCTAACATATTATCTTTACTTAGCATATAATCATTAATTGCATAGCCTATTAGTTGTCCATTCATCCGTACTCTTCCAGGTCTTAATATATGCATATATCCTCTGTTATTAATATACCAGTATATTTTATATACCTTATTTAGATATACTTTATTAGGGATATAAGCTTTTATATCACCCATTACACGTTCCATTGTATCAAGGGCTTTCCCACTATATACACCATTCATTTAATGCCTCCATTCCGCCTTTTATCCTGCTATCAATAATTCATTAATGTTTTCCATCATTCCATTATTAGTAGTTATATTTATCGGCAAAACTAAAAATAGATAATCATCTGCTTCGATTTCCATTGGTGATTTTGAAGTAATGAATTTACAATTAGCTGCATCTGCTCCAATAGAATGTAAAATTGTAAAGCATTCTACAAGATATGATGGGTTTATACCAATGTAAAAATCATTGCTCATTGTGTTATTTTCCGATTGTATCAATTCCAATGATTCACACTTTGAACTAATAAAATATGTATATAAATTTTCATTTTCAGTATGTAATATTAGTGGGCTATGCTCCTTTTTTAACATTGGCTCTGCATATTTAACACTTTCCAGAATGTCCTTACAATTAATATCTATGCTGTAATTATAATCTGTATATATCATTGGTTTAATTTTGAAATAAGCTCCCTCTATAGCATTTACCATATAAATAAAATCTGTTCCACTAACTTTTATATAATCTTTGTTCTGGTAAAAATCGACTTCTGCCTCTGATTTAAAATCTAAAACCTTCTTAAATACCGGCAAGCATACATTTTTTAACATGAGATTTTCTGCTCCATCAATCGTGCGTACTCTATTATTGAAATATCTAATACCGATTTTGTATTCGTCCACTGCTTCAACCTGCTTGTCCTCAATGTTAAAATTAAATACTTGTTTAAATTTCTGCGGATCTTTTGTTATAGTAAACTTTGATAAATTGGTTACTGTTTCCAATAGCCAAGCCTCATCTGTAACTAAAACCTTCTGTAAATCTTTCAATTCTGGAATATCTAAAAATTCATCCGTCCACATATAATTATTAATTTTTAGCTTCTTTTTATCGGTCTGAACTAACAATTTTTCGGTGTCAATGTCTGATATAGTTAATTCACCTTTTAGCTTCTCTAATAGTTTTAAGTCGGTTCTATCTATCACTGCCTTTCCAGACTCTAAATTATAACAATCTGATATATACACTTTAATATATTCATCAATGTTAGTTGCTAATAACTCCGCTTTTCCTGCCTCTGCATTAACTGTAATATATACTCTTTGCAGTGACGATAATATACCGTCTTTAAGCTGTAATACCTTTGTTATTGCTGTTTTAAAATCCTTTGAGTTAATAGTAAATTTCATTTTGTGATCCTCCTATTTCTAATATATTGATCTTCTAATAATAGATACGCTTCTATAATGTTTTAAATCAATTTTGTTACACTCTGTACGTGTCTCTATTGGTTTATTCACTCCGCAAGGATTAAAAGTTCCCTCCGCTATTGCAATAGGTTCATCTAATATACAATTTTTTGATTTTATATACCTTTTCCATTCTTTATACGCTCTTAGTGCATCGTATATATCATCAGAATTATATAAAAGCTGCTGTGTATAATAATACTTGTCGCTATTCTCAGCAAAAAAGCAAATACATTTGCCCTTAATAATTGGCTTCTTTTCTTCTGCTCTTACTATACGTTTTAATTCTTCAATAACTTCTTTATTTCTGCCGCAAATAGCAAGATATGCAAGATTTGAGCGTGTCTCTTCTGGTAAATTTAGATGTTTACCATTAAGAGAAAAGCCTATTGTTTCTGGCGCATACTTGTAACCACTCCATTTAAAATTATATTTTCTTTTCATTTTATGCCTCCTAGCAATAACAAAAATCGCCTTGTACTCCCTCATTAATAATCATTTTTCCATCTGATCTTCTATATACTATAATGCATTTTTCCATATTGGAAATAATTAACCATCCCTTCGGTGTAATTGGTTTTTGGGTTTTATAGTCATACCATGCATAATGTGGTTTTATTCCGTTCTGTTCCTGGTGTAGTGCATTGTTTATTAGGTCTGCATCCGTAAATAACAAGGTTTTCCCTTGCGAATTGTGACCGCAGATTCTAAGTAAATTACTCATTTTATACCTCCTTTTTGTGCCTCCGTAAAGAAAAACCGACTGTATAAAGCTAATAACTATACAGTCGGTACAATGTATTATTTAATTGATATATTGAGCACTTTTAACATTCTGGCTACATCGTAATGTGATATATGAACATTGCAAGCATTGGTCATTAGGTCTGCTATTTTCTCACGCTCTACTCTGCTATCATCTTTTTCGGAACGTGTATAATAATCGCTTTCAATTTCTGCTGTTGTTATCTGGTCATAAGTCAACCATTTTTTCATCACTCCAGAACCTTTTGCCCTGATCTTTTCAAATTTGCTGTTTGTATAATCAAAACGGTTATATGTATTTTTGCCTTTAATATATCCATCTGATACAACACCATTAGGATCATAATCGGCTATTTTTGTGCCTTCTGGAAAATCTACTATTTCAGAATGTCGGGTTGTTTTGTAGGCTTTACAACCAATAAACTCAATAGCATATACTTGTTTGTAATCTTTGCATCCGTTCGCTTCAAGAGCCAATTTTTCTTCCTGCGATACTATTTTTATGATTGCATCTGGTATATATAAATCTTTTCCATTATTCATAAAAGTATCTTTTGTTGTTGTTTTCACCTCAAAGATATCATTCTTTTTTAAGTTCAACTTCCTTGCACTGCGGATGTTGCTATCAATGTACAAATCAAAATCAAGACTTGTTGATCCTGTCAATCTGCAAGTTGTATATAACACTTTTTCGGTGTCTGTATTGTAAATGTTTAAAGATGCATAGTTGCAAGCTATTTCAGAATAGTTATTATTATCAGTATTTTTTATATATAATTTCATCGTGTTGTCCTCCGTTTATTTCGTGCATTTAAAATCAATTAGTTTTGTATTCATGCCTTGAACAGAATGCAGAATATTTTTAATATGCTTCTTTGCGCTTTTGTAGTCTGTCGGTGCTTCTATGTATGTATAATTGGTTGATCCGCTTAAGCTATAAGCAACTTTATATATTGCAGTTTTCATGCCTTCATCACTTCCTATCTATATAAAATCAAGTGCTTTGTATCTGGTGAATAGGTCATAAATTCATATGTTATGTTGCTAAATATTTCTATCAGTTCTGTTGAGCCTTGTAGGCTCTTATCTATGCTTATAAGATGCTTTTTATGTATTAACTGTATTGTTTCGGGCTTGTATTTTGTTATGTACTCTTTTAATGTCATTGTTTCAAGCCTCCTTTACTGGTAGATTTTCCCACTGTTTTTTGGTCATTGTCGGCAAATTGTAGGCGGTGCAGAATGCGTTGATGTGGCGCATTGTTGTTGCGCTGTAGTCATTCCATAGCCTAACAAGCTTGTTATTTTGTATCTTGCAAACTGTTGTGTTGTAGCTTATAAGAATAGCTGTATTAGCGTTTTCTTCTTTCACTAGAGCTTTATTATTAAAACTCTTTTGTGTTCCTGCTGATGGTTTTAAAAAGTATTTTTTCATTGGGTGATCTCCTTTTCTGGTGCAAAATCGGTTGGTAGTGTATCGGTGTTTATAGGTTTATTAAGGCTTTGTGCAGGGCTTGGATGCTTTGCAAGTCCTTGTGTGTCTATACCGTTTTTCAGTTTTTCGGGCACTGTATAATTGATTTCTATATCGTCATGTGTGATAAAATAGTGATAGTTTGCTACTGTAATCACTCCTACAATAACAATGCAGGACATTAATACTAAAATCATCATGCCAGTTATAGCAAATAAATCATTATGTTTTTTTATGTACTTTTTTATTTTTTTCATTTTCTGCGTCTCCTTAATACCAGATTAAAAAAATTGTGCCGTATGCAATAGCAAGCGACACGAAAAGAGTTGTAAAACCTTTTAGAATTTCAATAATATCTTTCATTTTCTGCGTCTCCTTATATAAACTCAATTGGTAACAAGTCTGTTAGGTTGTTGAGCTTTTCGGCTCTTGCATCCTCTACAGCTTGCGTTTTTTCGGCTTGTGTCAGGTGTAAAGCGTTCACAGCTTTTATTATTGCCTGAATAATTGTTATTTCTATATCAGGCGGTAAACATGGGATATAGGTCTTGGATAATTCGGATGGAATATATAAAGTATCTGGACTATAGATTATTTCTTCATAGCCCTTTAAAAGATCCATAAGTGCCTTTTTCTTCATCCTGTAACATGGGTTTATAACTATGTGTTTGCCGTTCTTGCTAATAAATTGCTTTACGCTGTTGTGATAATGTCCGTCATTGTGTAGCTCGATAAACTTGTACGGATTTTCTTTGTTTTGATAATATATAACTGTTGTCATGGTGTTTGACCTCCTTATACTCTTTTATTCTCTTTTATTGCATATTTAAGCGAATAAATTTATAAAGCGTGTCTAAGACAGTGAGCGCATACTTCAGGAATACTGACTAATCGGTTTTTATGGCTTTCGTGTTCTTCCTGCCCTTTGCGGTATACTTAGCAAGTGCAAAAATTTATTCGCTTCTTATATGAAATAAAAGCTTATTAGGCTCTTTTTTCGTTGTATTGTGTCCGTTTGTTGGTGTGTGTTCTCTTTAACACGTGTGCTTACTATGTCATACGCTGTTGTATGATGTATCTTTATGATTTACGGATACACTGGAAAGCATTGCCAGAGCGCCATATTGATAATGCAGGCGGTGCGCCATCCTGCGATGTCAAATTAAATTGTCAAGGTTCAAGTTTTGCCGTACTATTTGTATATGTAAAAACTATAACTTTATAGCTCGATGGGCTTGTTTACGTTGAGGTTACGACTAAATCGGCAAGCCCTTGTTATTTAGTTTAAGCTGTCGAGCTGTCGATCTAGCTCGGCAAGTTGAGTTTCTAATTCACTTTTTAGTGTGTCCCACTTATTACAATTTGTAAGCTCTTTTGTTGTCTCACATGCAATTATTAAATCGCAAATATCAATTCTTTTAAGTTGTAAAGATGTTTTAAATTCGTTTCTCATTGTGTGCCCCCTATTTAATAAAGTTAATTTGAAGAATAACCTCGTTAGAATGAAAAGCTAACTTGTACTCATTGAGTAGATACAGTGCTTCGGTCTGGTCTTCGGTGCTGTCGATTAACTCGTTGTTGTACCAGATTTCGTATGTTTTTCTTTTTGCTGTTTTGCTCATGGTGTTTACCTCCTTATGTGGTAACTTGTTATCTCTTTTGTTGATATTATAATACTATAAAGTACGTACTTTGTAAAGTACGTACCATTGTAACATTTGCACAATAGAATTGAGTGTGTCCGTGTAGTACGTACTTTATTGGTTATATTGTATAAATAGTACGTACTTTGTTGGTGTTTAGTACGTACTTATTAGACATATTGCACAATAGACAAAAAACAAAAAACATGATAAAATTTATGAATAGATGAATTTTAAATATAATTTTGTGCAATTTGTATAATATGAGGTATTAATATATGAATGATAAAAAATACAATAGTGGATTAGAATATAAAAATAAGATGTACAGACCTAATATATTTATTAATGCAGAATATAAAGATATGATTAATGCATGGCTAAAGGATCATGAGTTTAAAAGCGTAAATGAATATTTGATAGCCTGCATGGTTAAGGATGGGATCATACCAGATTGTAAGGAGTAATTTTTGGGTGTTTAGTGTTTGTATACTTTTGTTTATTGGTGATATATTTTTTTATTATATGATTGTAATATGATTATGATATGATTAAGGGTTTTGTTATAGCATTGTGATATAATTCCATTTTTATAAGGGATAAAAATATTTTTTAATCCTCGAACTGATAAACAAAAATATAAAGACCTGATATATTATTTTACTGCTCAAAAAACTTGGATCATACATTGGATCATGCAGGCATGATATAATATATTGATATGATAACATATAGTATTTAGCACTATGTGTTGTGTAGGCTCATTTAGAAAATACGTAAAAATAACAAAACTACGTATTTTTTAGTGTGTAGATTGTCACTGTTGGCATTGGTGGGGGTGGTTTTCATTTTCAGGACAGCCCGAAGCGCAGCCGTGTACGCTATCTATCCAACCTACACTCAACTCCAAAAATTCCATTCGCACCACAAAAATCCCAAATTTGACTTCGATGCACACTTCGACAAAACTCCCTTATATTAAGCAAAAACCCCAAATCCAAAATTAATAATTTTCACATATTTCTCATAACCATTCCACTAAAACCCTTATAAAATAAGAAGTTTCTCGAACAGCCCTTAATTTTCAAAATTTTAACCCTTTTATCTCTTTCTATAAATCACGAAACACCTTTAATATCCCTTAAATTTTAACCTTATAATAATTGTCATCGACACCATTCTATAAGAGGGGGATATGTTTACATTTCAAATATAACCACCCTTACATATATCCAGTATACTTATATAAGGCAGATTGATTACTCAGTCTGTCTTATTTTTATGCCAAAATATATAACCATACTCTCTAACGTTCATATTCATTCAAATAAGCCATTCTAATTCTTAGTCAACAATCTTCCACGCACTTTCTTTTGCATACCTTAAAAGCCAAAATACGATGTCATATTTTTCAACTCCAAATCTCAAACTATACAATATAGCTAAATATTTTATCAATAATGCAACGTATTTTATATAAAATGTATAACATTCATTCTCACAATACCCTCTACAAGCTGAAAATCCACCGTCCAGACAGTGTGTAGAAAATTCTAACCTACTACCCTTACACTTTATTGGCTAAACAATACATTCTTCAAATTTACTATTCCAATAAGAAAAAATAACAATATACGTCATATATGCGTCATGTGCGCAAGCACAAGATATAGTCCCTTGATAGGGACGGTCTTTTCGCAGCGTTAGCAAGAAAAGAATATCTCTAGGGTAGATAACTGATAACAAGCCAATATCAAAATAGAGAATAATATATCAAGGAGGAATCAAAGAAGATAAACATTTTCGTGTAATAAATATATCAGGCGAGGAATTGTATGAAAAAATATCATGACAAATTACCAGTATTCTTCGTAGAGGATATTTGGAAAGATGGATATGTGAATTTAAAACAAAAATGATGAATGAAGAGAGAATATATCTATATAAGAAACTCTTCTATTGCCTACGGCGTTGTTGGTCAATCGCTTCTTACGAAGCTCATGCCCTTGTGTCCTGCTTACGCAGTCCACAAATATAAGAATTTCAATTTTAGAACTTTTAATACCTATTTTATAAGGGTAATAGCTCAAAACCCTTGATTTATAAGGCTTTTTTCCAATTTTTAGAACTTTTATAAAATTGACATATTTTTGATAGGAAACGATAAAAGCGTTGATTTATAAGTGAAAAACCTTAGAACTTTTTTTAGGAAAGTGGTGTTAAAATTTTTCAAGCCAAACGGCAGTTGAAGGGATTTTTATCTTCAAGCGGAGAATATAAGTATATAACAAACATTTAGAAAGGAGATTATATATTGGAATTTAATTGTAAAGTAAATATTGTAGATGCAATTATGGGTGCTGGCAAAACCCAATCCATAATGAATTATATCAATCAATCAGATGAAGATGAAAAATTTTTAGTAATTACACCTTTTCTTGATGAGATTGATAGATATAGGAAGTATTGTAGTTATAAAAATTTTAAAGCTCCAACCTTTTTAAAAGATGATAAAGATGAAAAAGGCAGTAAACTTAACGATCTTAAACGACTTATTGGGAAAGGTGATAACATTGTATCAACTCATGCTCTATTTCAAAAATTTGATAATGAACTAATAGATTTATGCAGGGCGCAAAATTACACACTGATAATGGACGAGGTTGCAAATGTAATAGAGGAATATACAATTACTAAGCAAGACTTTGAAATATTGAAGAATACTTATGTAGAAATTAATCCTGAAACAAAACAACTTATATGGAAAGAAGAATATTCAGATTATAAAGGTAAATTTGATAATGAAAAACGTTTATGTGAATTAGGTAGCCTAGTATGTTATGGAGATAATTTAATGGTATGGCTTTTCCCAATAGAGACATTTAATTCATTTAGAAATATTTATATTCTTACATACTATTTTGATATGCAAATGCAAAAATATTATTACGATTATTATGGAGTTCAATATATTTATTGGTCTGTTCAAGGCGATTCAATGGAAAATTATCATCTAATACCATATAACTCAAATATTAAATATACATCTTATGATTATAGTAAATTAATCCATATTTGTGAAAATGAAAAGTTAAATATGATTGGTGATAGAGATTCTGATTTATCCTTTTCATGGTATTCTCGAAACAAAAATAATGCCTCAATGAAAATATTAAAAAAGAATATATATAACTTTTTTCATAATGTAAGGAATACAAAATCTACTGATTATATTTGGACTACATTCAAAGAATATCAAACAATATTAAAAGGCAAAGGTTATACAAAAGGATATCTACCTTGTAATTGTAGAGCTACCAATGAATATCGAGACAGAACTTCTGTAGCATATCTTATAAATCGTTACCTCAATCCATTTATTAAAAACTTTTTTACAATGAATCATATTAGCGTAGACGAAAATGGTTATGCCCTTTCGGAAATGCTTCAGTTTATATGGAGATCTGCCATTCGTGATGGTAAAGAAATTTGGGTTTATATACCAAGTATTCGTATGCGTAATCTTCTAAAACAATGGATTAAACAAAATTCACCACAAATTACAACTAAATAAGAGAATAAACATATGTAACAAATTAACGCAGCACTCAAAGGAGCTGATTGCAATGAACAACAATTTTAAAACAAAAGGAGAATTATTAAATGAACAGAACTGTAACTATCGAGTCAAAGAACCATTACATATGGGGGAAATATTTGTATATCAGATTTTTGCACTAATTATGAAGGCAGTCAAAATATTGCAGAACGTATTGAATCTGCGTGGCGATTTGATAGGTCATGTGCAAGAAACAGAGTTGTATTAGATGATTATAAGGAGAGACAAAAATAATGGCAGATATAAATATGAGCGTATCAATTGAGGAGCAGGAAATTTGTATTAATGCAATGCGTGATGAAAAGTTTGCAACAATATATGCTTCCGATTCTACATATATTACGAAATTAGACAAGCTTTGCAAAGAAAGTCCTGACATGTACTCTCTCATTGAGGATACAGGCAGAGGTAAGAAATATTTATTAAAGGATAAAACGCTTATCAGCTTTAGGGCAAAGAAAACAACAAGAGTTATGACTGATGAACAAAAGAAAGCTTCTGCTGAAAGACTTCGCAAGGCTCGTGAGAATAAAAGTGTCTGAGATACCATTTCTAGCCAGAAATTTACTATTCTGACAGTATACAGAAAATTCTACCCTTATTCATGGAGAAATGTCTAAGAATTACATTTTTCAAATTACAATAAACAACAATAAATAGAAAGAAGAATTACATTATGCTGAGAAATTATTATCAAGGAACAATGATAACTGTCGAGTTACCAAAGAATCAATATAAAGGTTATGTGGTTGATTGCGTATACAGATATGTTAAGGATATGAACAAGTATGCACTGAGCATGTGGCTTCGTAATACTGAAGTTGATGACAGAATGCAGATTTGCTCACAAGAAATTAATACTCAATACATTACAAGCACAAGAGAGAATATAAAGAAGGATGTGTGTGCAATCGTTGAACAAGCTGCCAATAGTTCATACTTTGATAAGTCGATTGAGACTTATGAGTATACACAGAAATGTTTTGAGCGTGGCAATGCTGAGTTTGAGAATGAGGAGAATAGATCATGAGCTGTCCATATTGTAGAGGAATAGGTGAACATGATTACAGATGTCCTCTTTGGCAGCCAAGTAAAAAGGCAAGAGTTAAGTGCGGTTATTGTGATGAGTATATTCTTGAAGGTGATGATTACGTTGAGATTAATGGATGGACTTATCACAAAGACTGCTTAACTGTTAATAGGCTACTTGATTTAATGGGAGTTATTACAAAGGAGATGTCGTATGAATTGGATTAAGATAAAATGGATTATTTATAAGCTTGATAGACTTATACCTAAGATACATGACTTGCCTAACGTTGTATATATTAAGTGGATGGGCGAGGAATTCATAATTAAGAAGTGAATAGAAAAAGGCGGTGATGGAATAATAAATGAGTGAATATGGAATTAAGATAAAAAACATCAGTGCTGGTATGTTGTATGACGTTAATCTTGGAACACGAGATTATTTCACATATACTGATGCTATGTTTAACAACAGTTTATTTAGTTTTTTCTTACAAAAGAACGGATTAAATATTTACAAAGGAAAATCTGGTAAAAAAAATGAAAGTACACGAGATATAATTTGTCTTGATTATGAATTCGGAAGTCGCTCTTATGATAATGAGCATACTCGATTAGAAAAGTTATTTAATAATACTGATGGTGATTCTAAGGAACGTATTAAACAGGCATTACAAAAAGTTGAAGATAGAAAAGACTTATATGATGAAAAATCACGAGATGAAATTCGAGAGTATTTTTACGAGAATGGTGTTGATGTTACATATAAACGCAAACGCAGAGACGGAACAATTAAAGAAGAAACAATTCATTATGAGATGCTTTTTCGTACAAGTGCCAAAGCTAAACTTGGACAAGTTATTTTCATAAATAGCAAATTATATGACATTGCATATAATTGGTTAACAATTGGACTTGGAAAAAAAATGAGTCATGACAATGCAAAAATCGTTGAAATGTCAGCTTATGCTCCACTTACCACATCTACCATTATTGGTACACTTCATATACCTGTTGAGGATATTCTAATTCTCAAAGATCAGGATTCCTTTTTTGAAACAATGACAAAAGTTGTTAAAGCAGAAGAATACGAAGTAGAAGTTAAAAAGAAAAATAAAGAAACTAATAGAAATGAAAAGGTAATTGAAAAACGTAAAAAATGTGTTGTATCCGAAGAAAAACGTCAAGTTAAAAATACAATTTGGGATGGTATGGCACTAATCGAAGCTGACTATAATTATCTTCGTCTCCCATCGTATATTAACGGAATGGCATTACTCAGAAATCACCTTTTTAAAGCATGTGCTTTTAAGAGTTATCTACAAAAATTCTTTAAAGATTGGTGTGAGAAAAATGGATATGATTACAATACATACCAGGTTCAAGATATGTTTGGTAAATGGCATTATTTAAAAGATATTAAGATGATAACCACTGATAATGCGATTAAATGGAAGAAATTTCAAGACTTAATGGGTAATAATATTACTGAAGCATATAACTATTGGTGCGAAAGAATTCATTCTGATGGTGATATGTGGGGCATTGTAAAAACCGACCACCCAAGTAAATTAGGACAATATCAACAGTTGAGTTATCAGATGATTAACACTCTTCCATGTACGAAGGATGATGTGAAAGATATTGCTCAGATTAGCATTGATTATGTTGAATTACTTAAACGTGATAATGATGAATTTGAAAAGTTTCTTAGAAAGAATGCAAATGAAGTAAATCATTATGAAATGCTTGCTGATTTATATGCTCAAAATCATGAGTTTGGAAATAGTACATTTTTTAGAGAAGAAAAAAAGAAAATCATCTTTGATTATGTATACAGAATGAGAAAAGGAAAAATTATGGTCAATGGTGATAATTTGACTGTATGTGGTAATCCTTATGCACTTCTACTCTATTCTGTTGGTGAAGATTTTGAAAAAGATCCAACACTTTCTCAAGAATCTAATTGTATTCAGTGTTATACTAAACGTTTTGATAATAATGAATATCTTGCAGCGTTTAGAAATCCACATAATTCCCCAAATAATATATGTTATTTGCATAATGTCTATTCAGAAAAAATGGATAAGTATTTTGCATTTAGTAAAAATATCATAGCAGTTAATTGCATTCATACGGATATTCAAGATAGAGCAAATGGAATGGATGAAGACTCGGATTTTATGCTTGTCACAAATCAATCAACAATTGTCAAATGTGCAGAAAGATGTTATAGAGATTTTTATACTATCGTAAATGCATTACAAGAGTCTGGTATTACCTACAATAACACAAAAAAAGATTATGCTGCTATGGATAATAAGTTTTCAAAGTCACGTATGGGAATCGGATATTCAAGTAATTTGGCTCAGTTGGCAATGACCTATTATTGGACGGAATTACAAAAAGATAGTCCTGATGAGAAAAAACTTAAAGAACTCTATGATAATTTTATCATTTTGTCTGTTCTTGCACAGGTTATTATTGATGGATGTAAAAGAGAATACGAAATTGATGGTAATAAGGAAATTGATAGAATTAGCAAACTCTCTTGTATGAGTATTAAAAAGATTGTCGGTTATACTGAATCTGGTAAACCAAAGTATAAGAAACACGATTTCCCTGAGTTTATGAAATACACAAGAGAAATTAAATATACCAAAGATGGTAAAGAACTTCCGCAAGAGGAAGTTGATGAATCAAAAAACAAACTTAAAAGTCGTATTAATAGAGAATTGTTATGTCCTATGAATTGGCTTGAAGATTGGATAAATAAAATTCAAAACGCCTCTACTTCGGATACATTATCAACCGAATCTTTTTTTATTAAAATGAAGGGGAAGGCTAATGATAAACAAATGACAAAAATTATGCAATTAGTTCAGGAATATGACTCTTTTGTAAAAAATACAAAATTAAAATATATAGATGATGATGAAGAGTATAATAAACAGATTTGTGAAAAATCAAAAGAAGTAACTGAATTAATAAAGAAAATTAAAATAGGTAATATAATTACAATAAATAGACTGATTGAGATAGCCCTTGGTTTAAGCAATGAAGAAGGGGCATCTAAAAGGAGGAAGTATTCGCCTGAAAAATATACAAGAAAAATTCTCAACCTATTGTATAAAACCAACAAAGAAAAGTTTATGCTAAGTTTCAATAGTGATAAATGTGCATAATTTTTTCGGCAACTAATTGTGCAATTTTGTCAAAAACATAGTAAAATCAAGGCTTTTAGCGTTCAACTTAACGTCCGTAATATGGAGGGAAGAAACCGCAGAGTTGCGTTAGTAAACTCCCACGCCATTGCCAATGCGTGTAATAAATAAGGGCTTGCAAGTTTAAAAAGTATACTAGGGGCAGACGTATCATTATCTGCCCCGAATACAAAACAATGAAATCAGCTTTTCTTGGCTGATAAAACAGAGAATAATAAAATGTAAACACTTTAAGTATATATTCATTGTACTTTACCTTTCTATAATCGGTGACTGTACTACAGTTCTTGTAGTATGGTCACTGATAATTCTTAAATATTATAGCGGAATGACGAGCAATGGAAGCTCACTTGGCTCATAACCAAGAGTATGCAGGTTCGAGTCCTGTTTCCGCAACTCTCCTACTTTTTGTAGGACGGTCGGTTTCGGATCGTGAGTTGTTGAAACTCAAAATAAACTTAGTAATAAGGATAAAGCAGGAATGTCTTTAGTTCGCATAAGACACTGCGACTGCGCATAGTAGTTTGACGGAAAACACAGATAATCTATACCAAACCTAAAATCAGAGGGCTACTGCTAATGATATGGCTTGGTAGGGGCGATGAAAAACGCTCTGTATTAACATGGAAACATGGGTATGATTACTGTCTTATTGGTGCGATTTCCGCAAGAAAAAGTGCTGATATTGATTGTTGTAATGCTTCTTAATGCGAAAGCAAGGAACAGAATAATAAAGCAAGTCGATAGCAAGACGAACAGAATGGTGATGATTGGGCTGTACTCAAAAGGTACAGATGGTCAAATGTACACCTCATCATTCATATTATGCGAAATATTAATTACAACATACTTTTGATAAAGAAAATATAATGCATATTTATATTAAAGATAAAAAATTAATAGAAAAACAAGCAAAAGTGTGTATGACCGCAAAGAGATAAACAACTTATTCATCTGCAATATGATGACATATAGCACTCGCAAGGTACTATATGAGAAAATACAAGTAGACGCAACCGTAAGAGATTTGCACTCTCTGAACCTCGCAAGGGACGATGTATCGAAAGGAAATCTATAATGCTTTGTGGTAAGAGTTTGCCAATTTTCGCAAAATTGGTGTTGTTGTTACCTACAGTCTAATCGACTGTGTGATAAATTGTGTCCAACCACAATAGATGGTAATATATTAGGTCAAATATCTCAGCCTAAAGAAATAAAGTCTCATACTTCGGTATGGGATTTTTTATTTTGAGTGTGTAGCTCAGTTTGGCAGAGCACGTGACTTTTAATCACGGTGTCGATGGGTTCAAATCCCTCCACGCTCACTACTATCCTACTTTGTAGGAAATAAATTAAAGGATGTGAAAATTATTAAGTACATTTCAAAAAATGAAATTGAAAAATTATTATCCGAAGGTGTAATTAGAAACACAAGACGAGGATATGTAGATCGCAGAGGCGAACATATTGGATATTACAAGACTTGTGGTGGAAAGCGTTACATTGAAGATAAATACGTTAAGTAGGTTCTGCCTATGAAAAATAGAATTGAGTATAGAGGTTTTTATATAGACAAGACCGAAAATGGCTTTCGTATCTGTAGAAAAGAAGATACAGAAAAGCATACCCATCTCTCGAATCTTAATCCATCGTACAGGCTCATAGACAATGTATTATCAAATAAAATTCCTACTCGTTGTGGATGCTATTATTTGGAGTCACATGCTAGATTAAGCTATGATGAAAATTATATTAGGAAGATTCGTGAGTATATCAAAGTGAAACAGAATAAAAGTAAACAAATGTATTACAATCCTGGCAGAAAATGTTCTGGTGGGAATTTTTAATTTTATGGAGAAAAAGGAGATTGAAAAATGGCAGCTAGTAAATTAAAGTTCACAAGAACAACTACAGACAAATTAACAGTAAAGGCAGGTACACTCTCAGAGGATTGTACTACTATTACATACACAGATGAGAATGATATGGAGCAGGAAGTAAAGGTAGCTGATCTGCTTACTTCATTTAAGAATCAGGTAATTGATTTTACTGTTGCATTAAAGACAGATGAAGAGCTGGATGTTCCGTCCGATGAAGAGTAATAGAGAGTTGGTGAATGATTGTTTAATATTGAAAAATTCAAAGAAGAACTTTCAAAATATGGACTAACTCTTGAAATATATGACAAGATTATCACAGATATTGATTCAAAAATTGATGGTGAAAATGACTACGATTGGTCAGAAATCAAGGATAAATATGGAATTAATTGTAACTCAGACACTATTCGCAAGTCCTCTTCTACTCCATTTGGAGGTAAGATGAGAAGTGAGTATGAGAAATATAAGACTAGATTAAATCAGAATGTGTCTGAGAATAGTGAATTGGATGTAAAAATTCAGGAATTAAGACGAGAGAAAATAAAACTATCTGATGCTAGAGTTGAATATAATAAACTCATTAGGCAGGAGGCTCGTAAAGAATCGTATGCTGATATGGTTAAAAGAATTATCTGTGAAAATGTTGAACCAATAAATATTCCAATACATTATACGTTATTTAACAGTTCAACAGATTTACTTGTGCATTTAACAGATATTCATACTGGAATTGAGATACATAATTGGAAGAATGATTTTGATGAAGATATTTTAAAGAAACGAATTGAAAAATTCACCTCTGATATTTTAGATATTCGAGGTATGCATGAATCAGAAAATTGTTATCTTGTAATTGGCGAGATTCTTAGTGGAATTATTCATAATAATCTTCGATTGCAGAACAATATGGACTTAATGGAACAGTTCAAATATGTTTCAGAGTTGATTTCTGCTATGCTAATTAGATTAGCAAATCATTTTAACCATATCTATGTATATACAACACCTGGTAACCATTCTAGGATTTCCCCTAAGAAGGAAGAAGCTTTAGATGGCGAAAATATGGACATACTGCTACCTTTTTATTTAAAGGCAAGAATGCAGAATGTAAAAAATATCACTATTTGTGATAATACAATTGAGTCAGAAATTGCAATGTTTAATATTCGTGGCAACAATGTATTTGCTGCTCATGGTCATAAAGATTCACCAAGTAATGTTGTACAGAATTTTACAATGATGTTCAATATTAAGCCAGACATTGTATTGCTTGGACATAGACATACTAATGCTATGGAAACAGTATATGATACAAAAGTAATACAGTCAGGGTGTGTATCAGGTGCGGATGCATATGCGATGTCAATTCGCAAGACAAATAAACCAGAACAAACAGTATCGGTTATAGATGATAATGGACTGATTTGCTTATATGACATACAACTTGACTAAATTAAATGACAATTGTAGTCCACTGTTCGGCTCAGTTTGGAGCAATTGTGAAAGCAGATATTCACAGCTACAATTAATATACGACTAATATATTATTCATTTTTGCTTATTTTTGCACTTTTAGATAATATATTAGTCTTTTTGATTAATGAAACCACTATCAGAGGGAGTGTACCTTATATGGACGCTACCCTCTTTTATATTACAAAATAAAATTAAGGAAAATAAAGGAGAAATTGAACAATGAATAAGACAGATTTAATAAAAAATGTAAGTACACAGATTGACGGAGCTACACAGAAAGATGTTGCTGTTATTGTAGATACGGTACTTGAGACAATTATTAATACAGTTGCATCTGGTGAGAAAGTATCTCTTGCAGGATTCGGTACTTTCGAGGTATCTGAGAGAGCTGCAAGAACAGGCAGAAACCCAAGAACAGGTGAGCCATTAGAGATAGCAGCTTCTAAGAGTCCAAAGTTCCATGCATTGACAGGTTTCAAGAATGCAGTTAAGAATGTATAATCTGAAAGGTCGTGAAATATTTGAAGAAAAATAAATATGAAGACATTCAGATGATTGATCTTGAGGATAAAGTTGATGACATTATCTCTATTTATATCAATAGATTATATCATACTGATAAAACAGTTGGTGTGGTTGTAAATAAAGAGATTGCTGAATATATTTTGGATATTCTTATTAGACTTGACGAGACAAGTATTAAAGAGATTGACCTTGTTGATTATATGAATATAGACGAATATTTAGTATCCGTTGATGATGATGGCGTAATCACTGTTGTTCCTATTGAGGACTTTGGTGTTCTTGATAAAACAGATATTTTCTATATTGATATGGATGGTGATATCGAGCAGAATATCATTGATTATTGTGTAAATGAGGACAAGGAAGTTATTCTGTTTGGTCAAGAAGATGACTGCGATGGTGATTATAAGAACTGTCCTGCGCATGATGAGACTTATCTACATACTTCTGAAGACGAAGATGGAAATGCTCACGGATTTACTGCTAGTAGGTCAGATGGCGACTCTTATATGAGTTATTCTTACTACTCTAGCGATGAGTTAAGCCATGAAGATATTCAGAAGATGTTAAAGGCTTTTGGATTTTAGATTATTTAGAGTGTGTGGTGTATGCTGCACACTCTTTTTGTATGGGTGGATATGCCTAGAGGCGAGGGCAAGAGACTGTAAATCTCCCACATTAGAAACATCGTAGGTTCAACTCCTACTCCACCCACTAATTCAATGTTTTTATATACGGATTGGGAGATGTTAAATCGGCAACGAACTTTATATGGAAACAGAGAATAATATATGTGCTCATGATTGGTGTCATAGCTGATTGTGGGATTTATGGAATGGGACAAATCGGAGTTGCAAACCGATTTGAGCAGAGTTTATTACCTTACCCCTCTCTCCCATTCTATTTTTATTGGCATTGGGTAAGGTGAAAGGGTAAAGGTAAAAATATGTCAGCAATTATAATGTTAAAGGTTGGAGATAAAGAAGCCCAATCTACTAAAGTAACTTATGACGATTTGATTATTTTGTATAATCAATTTATTGATACTTATGGTGAAGTACCAGTATATTCAAAATGCGATTCTAAACATAATATGCCACAAAGAAGAATTATTAATCGTGTATTAAAAGAGAATAATGTTACATATAACGATTTTCTATTACAATTTGGAAAAGTATCTCATGTAAGAACAGAAAGTAAAGATTATGATTTATATGTTAAAAGATTTAAAGAAGTGAGTGATAAAATCGGTCATGCTTTATGCGGAAATGAGTTAATGAATAATAAATATGGTTTACCAAATCCAATTTGGTTTGTAAAATATTGTCCAGATAAAAATGTAAAAACGTATGATGATTTTGTACGTTGGTGTGGTTATAAAAGTAACAAACTTAAAAGAGAAAAAGAGGATATTATAAATACTCTTGTAAATCTCGAAAAGGAATTAGGTAGACCAATTTTACAAGAAGATATTTCACTTAAAAAAACTGGTTTCTCAATGATTGTATTAGTAAGAATGTTTGGTGGTCTTAATAAAGCTAAAGAAGAGATTGGTCTTATGCCTACACCAACAGATAACCCTCTTTATCCATTTGAATATTATAGCAGTACTATTACAGAAGCGTTAAATAATTTATATGAGAAAACTGGTAGAAAATTTCTTACATGGCAAGATTTAGAAAGTGGTTTATATCATAAAAATAATATTGAACATAAATCAATGACAAAAGCATTTAAGCGTGAAGGTTTAGATATATTTGCTTATATTAAAAGTCTTGGATTTGAAATGAATCCAAATAATTTTAGTTTTAAATACACGTTTGATGATGGTGAACGTGCTGTATCAACTATGGAATTTGATTTTTCTACATATATACGTTCTCTTGGATATGAATATAACAAATCATATTTTAGAGATGTAATGTATAAGACTTTTACCAATAGTGATAAGAAACGAAAAACAAATTGTGATTACTGTATGCTTTTGCCTAATGGTAAAAAGTTATATGTTGAAATTGCAGGTGTTATACCTAACGACACGGCGGATTGGAGACATTATGAATACAAGTACAAACGTCATCAAGAGTATCAACAGAAAATGCTATACAAAGAAAAAATACTTATAGAGAACAAATGTAATTATCTATTTCTGTTTTCATCTGAAATGAAAAACGGAAGTTATAAAGAAATATTACAAAATAAAATAAATGAGATTTTACAAGAAGTAGCTTAGTTTACCACTGCTCTACTTCTTTTTATTATACGAAAGGAAGTGATTTAGTGGCACATGTAACAAGGGTAAAATATTTTACCAAGGATAAGGAAAAATTTATAAATCCTGATAACTTGAAGAAATATAAGAAATATCTCCAATCGAATATTATAAAAAATCAGGATGTTAAAGATACTACATATAAAAGATATGAAGGATTGTTTCGTCATTTTCTTATGTGGTTAGGCGAAAACTATGGAGATTTAGATTTGTATTCAGATGAGTTTATGGAAGATGCCGTTGATATTATGGAGAACTATATTATGTTCTGCCAGGAAACACTTCTGAATCATAAAAAGATTATTAACATGAAAATTTCTGCCGTTAGCTCATTCTATATTTGGTCTATGAAACGTGGTTTTGTAAAATATCATCCTTTTGATGGAAAACTCGATAGAATGAAGAAAGCTAATGAGGAACATATCTTAAATTCGTATTTTCTTACAGAAGAACAAGTTCAGACAATCCGTAGAGAGTTATCTGAAAATGATAAGTATTCAATTCAGGATCAAATTTTATTTGAGGTAAGCTTCGATTCTGCCAATAGAATTGGTGCATTGTTAAGATTGCAGTTATCCAAACTTGACTTAGAACATAATATGTTTATTGATATAAGAGAAAAGGAAGGATACCGTACACAGGTAGTTTTCGGTGATGTTGCAAAAGAACTTATTCAAGAGTGGCTTGAAATGAGAAAGAATGATTATGACCATTTGGAATGTGATTCATTGTTAATTACAAAATACAATGGAGAATATAAACCTATGGGTGATAGTGCAATCAGAGATAGAATGAAGAAATATGGCGAAATTATTGGAATTTCTGACTATAGACCTCATTGCCAACGAAAATCTCGTCTAAATTTGGTTTATGAAGAGACTGGCGATTTAGCATTAGCAGCCGAGCTTGCCAACCACAAATCGACAGAAACAACTCGTTCCTTCTATTGTAAACCTAAAACTAAGGCAGAAGTTATGGAAAAAATCAATGCTTTAAAAGAGAAAAATGAGGCAGAAAGTAAATAAATCTGAAAAACTTACTATATACAAAGATTAGGTTGCGTCTTTACAGACATATTGAATGGTGGCATTCAATAGCGTAAAACCTATGTCAACGTAAACTGACACTAATTCCCTAATCGCTATTGGTCTTTACTCCAAAGACTGAAAATATGTGGAGAATAATCAGTAAGCATGAATGGATTGTCTAACTTTCTATTCTAAATAACTGGATGTGTACAGTCCAATATCAGCTAGTTAGTGCTTTATGCTGATTTTTTAATGACTCGTAGCTCAATGGTAGAGCACTCGACTGTTAATCGAGAAGTTGTGGGTTCAAGCCCCACCGAGTCAGTTATGGCTCTATAGTATAAAGGTAATTATACCTGACTGTCTATCGGAAGATTTGGGTTCGATTCCCAATAGAGTCGTTTATGGGACGTTGGACAAATGGTGAAGTTACAGCCCTTTCACGGCTGCGATGCGAGTTCGATCCTCGCACGTCCTACTATGCGGTAAACCTGATGCCAAAACCTATTTTTTGGATGCATACGAAACTTAGGTGTGTAAGCTCAACACTTACTACCGCCCTAACAAATTATCCGTAGGCAACAACTACGCAGATTATTCTGATAAAGTCGTAATGAAAATAGTTTCATTTAGCTTAGAGAAAGATAATTTTTTGAATGAAGAGTCGCTTCATGAGAAGTGGCTCTTTTTTATGTTGGAAAGAAATTGACATTAAAGGAGGTGTGGTTTCGTGCCAAAACCAAGTAACTCAAAAAAAGAAAAAATAATTGAAAACATGAATGCTACTCCAATTATTGATACAAATGTTGAATTTAATATTCCACGTTCACCTACTCCTTTTGATGAAAAAAAGCATAATTTTAAATGTACTTGTTGTGGAAAAGGCTATTCAAAACAAAATGGCTATTTTCAAAAAAGTAATGACGTTTTATTTCAAGCTAATAATGGTTATTTGCCGTGGTGCAAAGAATGTACTGATAGATATACAGAGCAAATGACAGCATTATATTCAAATAATGAAGAATTAGCTATGAAAGATTTTTGTCAAAGAGCTGGATGGAATTATGATTTTAATGCTCTTGCTGCTTCTATGGAAACATATAGTGGACATAGAGATAGAAGTAGAATATCTCATTATGCAGCAAAAAAGAATCTAAATTGTGATGGTAGAAAAACCTATATAGATACAATTAAACATGATTATGAAACTCAACAAAACAAAGTTATTACATCAAAAACACAAACTAAATCAGATGATATATCTGTTACTAATACTGCTATTGATAGATGGGGTGTTGGATTTACTGAATTAGATTATAAATTAATGGATGACCATTATAAAATGTTGAAGCGTCAAAACCCTAATTGTGATGCCAATCAGGAAATATTTATAAAAAGCTTGTGTTCATTAGCGATGTTACAGACAAACGCTTTAAAAGATGGTGACTCTGATAAATATGTAAAACTTACCGAGCAATACAGTAAAACCTTTAAACAAGCTGGATTAAAAACTATTGAGGAAAAGGATAACAGCAATAATGAAACTGTTGGTGTCACTCTTGCTACTATCTCACAGTATACGCCAGAAGAATTTTATAAAGATAAAACTCTTTTTGAAGATTGGGATGAAATTGGTGACTATTTTGAACGTCATGTATGTAGACCAATGGAAAATATAATGACAGGAAGCGAAACCAGAGATAAGGAATTTTTCGTACCTGAAAATAGTGGTGGTGAAGAAGATGAATAACCAATACCCTGCTGATAAAAACCAATTAAGTTTATACAAAAAGTTCCCTTCTACTCATTATTTAAGTAATCCAAACAATGTTTTGCATATGATTGCATGGTGTACTTTTTGGCGTAGAAATATGCACAGATTTGTTAAAGATTATCTGAAACTTAATCTGTATTTATATCAGCAATTAACAATATATCTTATGGGTGTATCTAACTTCATATGTATTATAGCGAGTCGTAATGATGCAAAATCATTTATTATAGCTTTATATGCTTGTTGTAGATGTATTCTTTATCCTGGTACAAAATTTCGTATAGGTAGTTCTACGAAAAAGCAGGCGAAACTTATCGTATCGGACAAAATCATAGATGAGTTGTGTGAATGGAGCAAACCATTAAAAGCTGAAATAAAAGAATGGAGTACAAGTGATAATAATATCTTTGTAAAATTTAAAAATGGTTCTAAAATCACAGTATTTGTAGCGAATGAAAACGCTCGTGGTCTTAGAAGTACTGCAATTTGCCGAGAAGAGTTTAGACAGATTGATAAAAAAATCGAAGACTCTGTTATTTCACCATTCCAGACGGTCAGAAATCAGCCTTATATGCTTGATAAGTTTTATGGTGAGAACAAGATTTTACAAGAAGATCCAGTAGATATATATATCAGTTCGTCTTGGGTAGATGATGGACATTGGATGTGGGATATTGTAGACCAAGCCTATAAAGGTATGCAGAAACATAATGGTTCAATATTATTAACATTTGATGAAAGTATTACTCTTAAACATCATTTAAAAACCATGAAACAGATGTTAAAAGAAAAGCAAAAACAAGATCCTATTACATGGAAAATTGAATTTCTTAATTTAAGGGTAAGAGATTCTGTATCATCATATTTTACATATGCAATGTTGTTGAATAGGCAAAAGTTAAAGCATTTATTCTATCCACGTACAACTCTTGATTTTAAGAATAACAAAAAAAATAAATATGCTATTCCTAAATTAGATAATGAAGTAAGAGTTGTTTCAAATGATATTGCTTTCGTTGCTGGCGATAAAAATGATAATTCAGTTTATAGCTGCATTAGAGCTATACCTGAAATAACAACATATAATGATGAGAATAATACGGTTGAGATTAGGCAAGGTTATAGAAGACAATACCCATATCTTGAATCTAATCAGATTGGAGATACTACCCTTCAAGCAATCCGAATTAGACAGTTATATGAAGATTTTAATAGTGATTACATTGTAATAGATGCAAGAAATGGTGGATTACAAATAGTATATGCACTTCAAAAGGTGTTATACGATGAGGAACGTGGCATTGAATATTCTCCATTAAAATGTATGAATAATAAGGATTATGCAAAAGTTTGTCAAGATCCGAATGCCAAAGAATGTATATATGTTATTAACGCCACACAAACATTAAATAGTGACATTGCTATAGCATTCCGTAAGAATCTTATGGAAAATAAAATTGATTTTCTAGTAAATCTAAGTACTGCAAAAGAAGAAATATTATCTTCTAATCAAGAGTACACTTCTACAAATGAAGTTAGCACACAAATTCAATTTGAAATGCCATTTATCCAAACACAGCTTATGATAAGTGAATGTGCAGAATTACAATATGAAAGACTCCCACAAACAGGTGTTATTAAAGTACATGAGCAAGGAAATAATCGAAAGGATAGATATACTAGCTGTTCATATGGTTCATATTTTATAGACCAATTGGAACATGATTTATTGTCAAAACCTACAAGTGATTATTCTTATGCGCCAATATGTGCTTCACCATTAGAATATTAAAAGAAAGGACGGTGAAATATGTCAGAAAATAAAGAAGATTATGAAGTATTTATTCATTCAAAAATTGATGATACAGAAATAGTTACTTCTTCTTCAGAAATAAGTAAAGAGTGGTTACTAAATTCTATCGCAAGTTATGATGCTTCTAATCAAAAGTATTCAGCATATTTAAAAGATGGTAATTCATCGTCTGAGAAATTAACGCCTGAATATATACATGAATTAGCAGATGGTGCGCAAAGTGATTTAAAGAAGATTTTAATAATCAATAATGCGGTACGTCAAGAAATAAATGAAGATGGTATTGTTGGAAAAACAGTTGAATGTATTACTACAAATATTAATACCGATTATAAATTATCATATGATAAGGAAATATCTGGCAGGAATAAAGTAAAACAGTTAGATACTGTAAAGAATTTTATTAATCAGTTCAATGAAACAATTAATATTAGGCGATTAATTAGAAATTCTATACCAACTACTTTCACAGAAGGAACTTTTATTTGTTATTTAAGACATGAAAATAATAAATATAAAGTTGATTTCTACCCTCTTGGAGTATGTGAAATCTCGCCATATGATGTAAATGGTGATCCTGTAATATTATTCAATATTAGAGAACTTCGTTCACGTCTGCAAAAAGTATATCGAAAAAACAAAAAGAATAAAGCACTATTTTTCAAAAATATAGAAGAAGAAGTAAAAGCAAATTATCCACAAGAAGTTTATGAAGCTTTTATAAATAAAGAAGAATATGCAAAATTAGATATTAGATATACTGGTGTTATGCGTATTAATAATCTCAATAGACAATATGGATTGACACCTATATTTAGGGCTTTTAAAGACTTAAATATGTTAAGTACTTTTGATAACGCTGACCGAGTTAACAGTAAAGCAAAAGCGAAAAAGATTATACATCAGGTTCTTAGGAAAGAAGTTATGGGACAAGACTATAATAAAAAAGGATTTGATGATATGAGTTTTGCTCATGAGAATTTTATGAGCGCATGGAAACAACCAACTGTAGTTGTTACTACTCCCCCAACTGTTGAAAAAATAGTTTATGTAGAACCTAAAATTGAACTTACTGATATAAATACAGTAAATAATTATCGTACTCGTGTTTTAGCAGCACTTGGTATTGGATTTTTAATGGATTCAGGTAGTCAATCTGTAAATACGGCAAGTATTTCTGTTACTCAGTTGCTCAGAACAATAAATACTATTTCTGAACAATTAGAAGATATATTACTCAAATGGTATAAACAAGTTCTTGCGGATAATGGATTATCTTATGAATACTGTCCAAAAGTTAGGGTAATAGATAGCGAAGCTCTTGATTTTGATATGAAGAAAGATTTGGCAACTACATTATATACTATTTTTGGTGGTTCTATGGAATCTTCTCTTAATCTCCTTGGTATGGACGTTAATGATGAGAAGGAAAAACGTATCAGAGAAAATGAGCAAAATTTTGATACAAAAGTATTTTATCCAAGAGCTTCAACGTATACTACTTCTTCATCGGATTCTGATGAAATTGATAATAAAGTAGATAATAAAGGTGGTAGACCTGCCAATTCAAAAAATGAAGCGAAACAAAGTTATGACAAAGAACGAGGTAAGACAAAATGATAAAAGATGTTATTATTAAATGTCCTTGTTGTAACAAAATGAATAAGGTTCAACTCTCCTTTTCTAAAGACACTGATGATGTAAAAGTTATCGGTGTCTTTAATATTAAAGAAGACGAAAATATAAAAGAACAAAAAAAATTACAAGAAGAATTATTTGAAAAACAAAATATTCTACTTGGGGAAGGAGTTACTTTGTGAATACAGAGAATATATGTCTCGCAAGTGAAGTTGTAGAAATCTCTGAAGCTAAGACGTATTTAGAGCTGACATCACGAATTTGTTATTATGATGATACTAACGCAAATGGTGTACTACTTCCTTCCGAGGGCGCAGAAGAAAAAGCGCAAACATTAATCAATATGCCAGTACAAGCTTTGTACAGAACTAATTTACTTGGCGAGCCAACTTTCAGTGGTCATGAAATGTATAAAGATGAAAATGGAGATATACAATTTGGTACTCAATCTATTGGTACACATACAGAAGTCTATATTAAAAATACTGATGTAGATGTACGTGGGGAAATAAAAAATCTTCCTTGTCTTTATGCGAAATATCGTATATGGAAAAGATATGAAAATTGTGTTTCTGCTGTTAGAAGATTGTTTTCTTTAGGAAAATTATATGGTTCATGGGAAATACTTATATCATCATATGAGTTTAAAGATGGTGTAAAAAATGTTACAGATTATGAATTTTTAGCAAATACCCTACTTGGGTATGAGTATGCGTCACCTTCATATGGAGTTGATGCAAAAGCAATTTCATTATCTAGTACAAATACCGATAGTTTATTAGTTGCAGAGGCACTATCCCAAGACATAATTAGTCATGGTTTAGATAAAAATAAGGCAAAGGAGGAAAATATTTTGCAGAATGAGAAAGAGACTCAGATAGCAGAGGAAACAGTAGAAACACCTGTTGTCGATACTCCTGTTGATAATACGGCAACAGAGAAGGATACAGAAACTTCTACTGAGACTAATACTAATTCTGAGAAATCAAATGAGACAGAAATTTCACAGCTTACAGAAGATGATTTAAGACGTAAGATTCGTGAAGCTGCTAAACAGAAATTAGGAACATGGTGTTGGATAGCTTTTAATTTCCCAATTGAAAAAGAAGTATGGATTGAAACAGATAATCGTGAATCTGAACTTGATTTAGTAAAATTTACTTACACAGTTGAGAATGATACTGTTACCCTTTCAGAGCCAGAAAATGTAAGACTTTCAGTTGGTATTTCTGAGGTAAATACAAAGATTGCTGAAATGGAATCAACCATTGCTTCAAAGGATGAGGCAATTATCAAAGCTGGCGAGGAAATTACAAATTTAAAAACTTCTATCAGTGAACTTACACCATTTAAGGAAAAATTTGAGCAGGCAGAACAGGAAAGAATTGCCAATGAGTTAAATGATAAAAAGGAAAAACTCGTATCATCAATTACAAAATCAGGACTTATCACAAAAGAAGAAATTGAAAGTTCTGAGGAGTTAAAGGGATATGTAGACAACCTTGATGATAAATCTCTTAAAGCAGTTCTTGCAGATAGATATATCGCTTCTCTTAGTGAAGTATCTACGGAAGTATCAGAAACAGAGACAAAGACTGATACAACAGAAACAGCATCTACAAATCTTAATGGTTTAGAAGATGAAGAAATTGATGTAAAGTCAATTATGAATAGCTATTTAGGCAGAAATTAAAGGAGGAAAATTTAACTATGTTAAGAGAATTACAGACAAAGACAGGTAAAGTTTATGACGCTATGAACACTGCTGCTTCTGCAATGGTAGTTGGTATGGGTGTTGTAAAAGATTATACAAAGAATGAAGTAAAATTCCCTGGTGAAGCTACTGATAAGGGTGTGTTCTTTGTAACAAAAGAAAAAAGAGCTGAAGGAATCTACGCAGGACTTGGCGAGTTTTCAGATTATGAGGATATGTTCATGAATATCAAGGCTGGTGAGGGTGTTAAGCTTGTATCACCTGAGAAGGCTGAGAGATATGCAACAGATCAGATTACAGAGGGTGCTGCTGTTGGCGACTATCTTGCAGTTGGTACAGATGGTAAGTTTGCTAAGTCTGAGACAGCTACACGTTTTGTATATCGTGGAAAGAAAAAGATTGATAGACATCAGTTAGATGTTATTGAGGTCGTAGAGTAAATCTAATTAACTAAATATATTGGCATTTTAACAGTCTATATAAGGCTGTTATTTTTATGCCTAAAAATAATTACGGAGGAAATAAAATGTTAAAGACAGAAATTGCTGAATTAATGAACAAAGATGGTCAGATGTTTGACATCGCTCAGAAAATTACATACAATAGAAATCTTTCTGCTGAGGAGAAAGAGGTATCAGATGTTTGCGATGCTTGGGTAAAAGAGATCGCAACTAATGGAAATGACAAGGATTGTGAAATCGCCTCATTCATTAGACGTACAGTAACAGATGAAGTATACAATGCGCCTGATGAATTACTTGATTCTATTTTCGATAGAGGTACAGTTGGCGAGTTTGATGACTATATGGTAGATAAGACACCAAAGAATACTATTGAAGCATATGATGCAGTTATCGGTGGTAATGTTGATAAGTCTTACATCGACTTTGAGTCACTGAAGCCAACATGGAAACATGCACAGGCTGAGTTTGAGCTTCCGTACATTGAGATGAGAAGAAATGGATTCAAGTCAGTGGCATTACTTACAAACTATGCTGTTGAGGCACTTAGAAATAAGCAGTTCTATGATATTTTCACAGCAGTAGATAATGCAATTACTGGTGGTGAGCAGGATATTAAAGAGACAGGTGCAGCTCCTACTCTTACTTCATGGGATGCTTTTAGTCTCTATCTTCTTGACAGAGATTCTTCACCAGTTGCAGTATCTCTTTCAAAGTATGCACAGGCTCTTGGTAGAATGTCTGGTGCTACACAGTATCTCTCAGAGAATATGAAGAATGACTTCAACCGTTATGGTCTTGTTAAGTTTAACGATGGAATTAATATTGCATCTATTTCTGGTGCAAAGAAGCTTGTTTCTGGTGAGAAACTTCTTCCAGACAAGAAGATTTTCGGAATTGCTGGTAAGATTGGTACTCTTGATCAGAAAGGTGATATTCGTGTATATGAGACACTGGATAACAATGAGGAGAAAGTAAGTGTTAAGCTTACAGGCTTCGAGTATGGTTATTGCATTACCGATATTGATAAACTTGCTAAGATTACAATGGCAAAATAAAACAAATATTTTTAGGAGAGGTGCTATCCTCTCCTATTTTTAAGAAAAGGATGATTGAACATGATTAAAGATATGAAAACGATTAATGTATTAAATTATAACTCAAGTACCGTTGTAATATCAACAAAACATGATAGTTATGCTATTGAACCTGCAATTGATAGTGATAATCCAACAATATTACCTCTTACTTTAGATGAGATTTTATATGCAAATGCTAATTCTATGGCTTTCAAGTCAGGCATATTGAGATTTCCAGAAGATATAGAGAAAGAAATGTATGAGGACTATTTAAGAATCCCTAATTGGGAAAGTCTACTTACTATCAAACAGATTGAAAATATCATTTTACATCCAACAATGGAAGGACTCACAAAACTTGTAAGTGTTAAAGATAGTGGTATTTTCGATAGGATTCGTGGTGTATTTATTAGGTTAAAGAATACAACTAATGACGACATCTCTCTTAGAGTAGAAAAGATAATTGAGGCTCGTGGTAATGAGTTAAGAAATGGTATTAGAAATACACAGATTGTTATAAAGGCAAGAGATGCAGTATCTAGTGTCTCTACTGATGAAGTAGATGGATTAAAGAAACAAAATGAAGTTTTACAGAATCAGTTAAATGAAATGCAGGCGATGATGGCTGAGTTTTTAGCTTCACAGAAGAAAGTAAATGAAAATGCTGTAGAGTCTGAAAAATCAGTTGTTAAAAAGAAACCTGGTAGACCTGCCAAGACAACTAAATAAAATATATGGAGGCTTATTATGACATCTTATGAACAATTATATGTACCGTTCTTTAATAGAATTGAAGAAGATGCCAATTTTTTCAGTTATTATAAAATAACTGCCGATGAAGCATTGGAAATTGCAAAGAAACGTGCAAAAAATTATCTCAATGAAGCTGTCTCTATTTTAAAAAGAAATTGCACATTAGATTTTGACCTTGAATTGGATGATGAGGTGGAAATGATAAGCGAAGATCTTACGAATGAGGAAATTAATTTACTCGCTGATTTAATGTATGAAGTATATATATCAAGAGATATTGCTACATTAAAATCAATGATTAATATTCTCAGTTCTACAGATATTAAAGCATTATATGCTCCATCAAATGAAAGAAAAACATTCATGGATATGTATAATACTTTGAAGTATAACAATGAAGTTGCAATGTCTCAATACAATAGTAGAGATAGAAAAACTGGCAAACGAAAAATGATAAATTATGCACAGTATGAAGAATAGAGGTGATAATTATGATAGATATAGATTATTACCGAAAAATTCAGAATGCATATGGCACAAAATCCTATCAAGAAGTCCAAAGGAATATTGTAAAAAATGACTTAAATAGAGATTTTACCAAACCATTAGATGCTTATACTGTTTTAATAGATGATGTAAGACAGGATTTAACTATCATAGAAACTAATGATGAATATACAAAAAAAATAAAATCACGTCCTGATGAAAGTTTCAAGATCGGACAAATTGTGTTCTGGCAGAATTCATACTGGATTATTAAAGAAGTTGATACAAATAAAAGTATTAGAACTCAAGGAACGATGACTGAATGTAATCAGATATTATATTGGCAAAATGCAGAAGGCAAAATTGTTAGTAAACATGTTTATATAGAAGATTTTACTAAATATTCAAATGGTGAATCAAGTAATAATACAGTAACATTTGGTGATAACCAATATGGCGTATATATTTCTATTGATGAAGATACCAAAAAACTAACAAGAGGAATGCGATTTGTATGTGATTTTCAGGACTCAGTATCGCCCGATGTATATGAACTAACTAATCGAAAAGTTTCGTTATATGATTATCAAGATATTGGTAAAGGTGGTTTAATATTGCTTACATTTTCATTTAATGTTTTCAATCCAAGTACTGATAAAAAAGTTCAATTGGATGATGGAAATGAAGTATGGATTTGTAATTATGTATCTAAATTTACTAATAATAATGATGATTCCGAAAATGATATACAAGCTCAAATTATTGGTGATGATTTTATACATATTAATCAAGAAAATATTTGGAACGTAACATTCAAAGATAAGAATGATGAATCTATTGATTATTTAGATTATACGTGGAATATTGAAGCAGATTTTAATTTGAATAAAGTCATTAAAAATAATAGTATTCAGCTATTAATAACTGACGATTCCTTAATAGATGAAACCTTTATTTTAAAGATTCTTGATAAAGATAATTCTGTATTGGCTGATAAAATAATCAATATTATGGAGGGATATTAATGGCACAAATATTAAAAGATATTGGAAAATGCAAATCTGCAATTACTAATGCCCTTCTTAAAAATTCTGACATTATGGAATTATTACTAGGTAAAAATTATACTCTGCAACAAAAAAATCATGTAGTTTATCAACAGATATTTCCTTATCTTTATGTAGATGAAACACAGATTGAGACAAAATCATATATATGTTATGAGGTAAATATACCGAGAATACCAACGGCAACAATTAAGGATGTAACTATTTGTATATGGTGTTTTTGTCATAAAGATATTATGCAAGTATCAGGCTATACTAAAAAGGGTTATCATGGCAGCGATGATAGAGTTGATATATTAGCTGATATGGTAGAAGAAACATTACGTGATTCAGATGATTTTGGAATTGGTAAGTTGCATTTAGACTCAGTGAGTTACGTTTACCCAAATAAAATAACTTATGGTAGACAACTAATTTATACAATAGCTGATTTCAAATATGGAAAGTAGGTGTACTATTTGAAATTAAAATATTTTGAACTTATATCACCTTTTCCAATTAAAACAAATATAGGCAATATTCAATCGCCAACATTAAAAAAAATATGGGATTTAGGTTATCAAACGTATCAATCCTACTTGAACTTTTTATTGATTTCGCCAGAAATGTATTGTAATGTTATAAACCCTTCGCTTAAACAATGGTATGAAACGAGGTTACATTTAAATAATAATATTACTTTATTTGATATATGTCAGGTAGATAATAACTTAATTAAAACATTAGAAGAAATCTTTAATTTTTACTTTGTAGAAGATGTATCGTGGAATGAAGATAAAAAAATGTTTTTTATATCAGTTACAAAAGATGACGAAATTTCGTTAATCGGTGCTATTAATCAAACTACATGGAGTGATGTTATTGATATAATTCTTCAATTAAGTAATATACATATCGAAGAAGACACTGATAATATTAAAAGTAATAAAGCAAAAGCTATTATGGAAAAAATTAAAGCTGGTCGAAAGAAAATGGCAGAAAAAGATAAGTCAAGGAAAGACTTTGAACTTGATAATCTTGTATCTGTTGTGGCAAACAGACACTCAAATTTAAATATATTAAATATATGGGGACTAACAGTCAATCAATTATGGGACACTTTTACCAGATTGATGAATGATAATATATATGGTATGACCTCAAGAAGTGTTTCTGTTTGGGGTGATGAACAAAAACAGTTTAATGCAAATGATTGGATAAAAAGAATTGATAGTGAAAATTAAGACCTTTTATAAGGTCTTTTTTGTTACATAAAAACCAAAAATAATTAGGAGGAAAAACAAATGGCAAATAAGAATATGGCAAACAGAGAGGTTTGTGACCTTATTTTTGTAGATTATTCTACAAAGAAACCTTTCTTAAATTTAGACTTTGCGAATGTTACCACTACTGAGCTTACAGGTGAGAATACTTATGCGTATGGTGGTAAAGGACATCCAAAGAGAGTTTCTTTCAGTGGAGAGAAAGGTGGTACTCTTACAATTGAAACACAGATTCAGACTGTTAAGTTATGGCAGTTAGTTACTGGTGGTGAGGTATCTAAGACAGCTAAGTTTATGGGTAGAGAGGAACTTACAGTATCAGGCGATACTGCTACTACTGTTACTCTTTCTGCAATACCAGTAACAGGTTCAGTAGTTGCATTTAAGGTAGACGATGATTGCGGTACACCACTTACAACTACTGTATCAGATAAGACAGTTACTATCACAGCTGCTAAGACAGGTGATAAAGTAATTGTTTACTATATGAAGGAACTCACAGATAAGGTTGAGAGAATTAATATCAAGTCTACTACCTTCCCTAAGAACTTTATTGTTTATGGTGATACTATTATGAAGACTGAGGATGATGAGGTACTTCCATATCATCTTGTTGCATATAAGGTTGCTCCACAGTCTAATATTAGCTTATCATACTCTAATAATGGAGATCCAGCTAGTATTACAATTACATGTGATATGATGGCTGATCAGGATGATAATATCCTTGACCTGATTCTTATTGAGGAGTAATTAAATTTTGGAAGAGTGTTATTAAATTAGCACTCTTCTATTTTTTGGAGGAAATAAAAATGATACAGAAATGTAACGTTATATATCACAATAAGTTCCTCAATATTGTTGTATTTAACTTTAGTGGAAAAGAAATACAGATGACTTTAAATATTCCTGATGGAACAAAAGTTGTGTATATCAAATATGCAGATAATAAATATTTTGCTGTTTCTGAAAAGGAATATAAAGATTCACTTAAAATAACAGTAAAAGCTAAAAATGAAAAAATAGTGAAATCTGCTATTAATTCAAAATAGTAATAATATATTGTAGTTAATTTTAATCATTATACCTTTAGGGATAGCGTAACTACAATATTAGTTTGCTATCCCTATTTTTTACGCTATAAGGTGGTGATTAAGATTAACAAAATTTTTTCTTCATTAGAAGAAGTATATGAGTGCTATGGAAAAGATAATATCATTCCTATTACTCAACTATCACAAATAATATATTATACATCAAAATGGCATGTTCAGCCTAAATGGACACAAGAAAGTGAACACAATCCAGGTCATATATGTTGTTTCTTTCATAAAGGTGAAACTAAAAAATGTTATGAGGAATGGATGAAAAATAGACCAATGAAGGAGGATTAACTGATGAAGGAGTTTTTAGGAAGCTTAGATTGGATGACACTGCTCTCTGCTATTTGGACAGTAATTTTAGTTCCGATCGGGACACAGATTTATAAATATCTGAAAACAAAGAAACTTGATAAGTATGCCTTGATTCTTTATAGAGAAGTTAAAAATGCTGTCAAGTCAGTATATGAAACAGAGGTCAAAGACATAAAGGGCACTGACGCATGGACTAAGGATAAAATGAATGAAGTAAAAGAAATTGCAAAACAGAAAGCAATTCAGGCACTTAATCAGTCAGTATATAAATGTCTCAAAGAGGCTAATAGTGATTTCGAGGATTATTTAGATTCACTCATTACAACCTCATTGTATGATCTTAAACATGAAAAATAAAATATGATAAATGATTTAGAGACTTAAAGAGTCTCTTTTTTATTGTAGAAAATTAGGAAGGAGGAATCACTATGATTTCAAATTGTGGAAAGGATGAACGAGGTCGTTATTCTGGTGGAAAAGCTGGCGACCAGAGTGGTACTGAATGGTATATTCGTTCTTGGTATAATCATAATTGGAAATGTGTAATCAGATTTCCTGCGAATGTGCGTGAGCAGTTAGCTCTTAATGCAGAAAAGGCAGCTAAGAACAATTTAATTGGATATGACCAGAATGCGCGTCTCTCATATTACAATCATCTTAAAGCTAGTAACTGGGACGCAAGTAAAATTACAATAGCTTGTGAAGCTGATTGTTCAGCAGGTGTTTCAGCAAATATTATAGCGGCTGGTTATAAACTTGGAATTTCAACATTAAAGAATTTCAATAAATCCAATACTACTTCTACTCTTCGTGCAGCTTGTAAAGCAGTTGGCGCAACGATACTTACAGATTCAAAATATTTAACAAGTGATGCATATTTACTTAGAGGAGATTTAATTCTTAAGGATGGAAGTCATGTATGTACTAATATTACAAATGGTTCGAAGGCTTCTACTTCTACTCCAAAGCCATCTACTTCTACTCAGTCAAAGCCAAGTGGAAATTCACTCGTAAGATTAGGACAGCAACACGCTATTAATTTTACAGGACATACAATTGCTGTTGATGGACTTGTCGGAAAAGAAACCAACAGAATGAAAGCTAGAGTTTTACAACATGCTATCAACCTTGATTATAAAAAGGGCATCGGGGAAGATGGAATATTTGGTCGCAAGTCTAAGGCAGCTCTTGGCTCTCATTATGTTAAAAAGGGAGAAAGACAGTATATGGTAACTGCGGCTGAGATACTTATGTATCTTAATGGTATTAATCCAAATGGTGTAGAATGTCCTGGCAAATATGGTAATGGTCTTGTAAGAGCTTCAAGACAGAAGTTTGGAGATGATGGTCTTAAAATTACAGCATCTGAATTTCTTAAGTTAATATAGGAAAGGCTCAGATGGTGTAATATGAAATGGACGAAATAAAAGCATTAATGAATTTAGATTTTCCAACTGTTATCTTGGACGTGTTTATTATAATCTTAGGAGTTGATAAAATTATTTTTTTATTCGGAAAGATAAAAAAGACTTTTAGGATAAAATTTGGATTTGAAGAAGATAAAAAAACAATTGAAGACAGAATAACCACTTTAGAAAAACATGATAATTGGCAATACAAAGAAATATCTAAAATGTCAAAGGGTATAGATGATATAAAATGTCAATTAACTGAAAAAGAAAGAGCTGATAAAGAGCGGACAGTTGCGACATTAAGAAATCAGTTATATGGATTACATGCTAAATTTTCTGAAAAAGGTTATGTTGACAATTCTGGATTAAAAACTTTTACGGAGTTAGGGAAAATTTACGAAGCCGCTGGGGGCGATGATATCTATCATGATAAATTAAAGCCAGAAGTAATGTCGTTACCAATTAAGGATGAACCCTAATACTTTTATTATACCATAAAATTCAGTAATTCAACTTATAAATTTCTTCCTTATTATATATGTATAGAAAAACAGATTATACACAGACTAAATACATGAAGAATGAAATAGGCAGATATAGGTATCAACAGAATATGTCAATATCAGAACTTGCGAGACGTACAGGATTGTCAGCAACTGCTATATCTAATCTTGAAAACGGATATACTTCTGACATACTACTCTCTCATGCAGTATCTTTATCTCATGCATTACATGTTGATTTGTACGATTTGTTTTGTATTAAAAGATAAGGAGAATTGATTGGTATGGAGAAAACATTTTACAACGTAATCTGTGAAGAATTTGAATTATTAGGAGGTAAAGTAATTCATATTGATAAGAACTTTGGAAATATGAATGAAGTACATAATTTCGTGATAAGTAATATATGTCAATATCCTAATGCACATTGGGAATTACGACCTATCACATTTAAAATTTAATATTAAAGGAAAGAGCAGTCTCTTCGGAGACTGCTCTTTTGTTATGTAAAGGAGTGAAATAAACGAAAACTATAAAATTAGTGATTGATAATTCAATACTTGAGGAATATGAAAAGTTTTATTTTAAGCAACATCCACGAGCAAATAAGAAACCTATAGAGAATCCATATCATCCAACTATAAACCAGTGGATGATAATGAAAAGACCTATGATGAACGCACTTAAACAACGATGGAAAAATTTCATATGTTGGTTTATTGATAATCAAGGTTATTCTAACCTACACATTGAAAAATGTGAAATGAAATTTGTTACATATTATAAAACTAATCGTAGACATGATATTGATAATGGAACTCCTAAGTTTCTCTTGGATGGACTTTCAGAGAGTGGATTTATCATTGATGATGATAGTAAACATATTACAAGACTTACTATGGAATGTTATGTTGATAAGGAAAATCCAAGAACGGAGATATATGTGCGCTATGAATAAAATTAAGAAAGCAAAATCATGACAGATGATGAGATACATGAGTATTTAATAAAACATAACTGGGTTGTTAATTCACATGAGTTTATATCAATTATGAATGAAAGCCCTCAGATAGAACGGACTGAATATAATAGCCAAAATGATATATTAACTGTTTACACTTATGATCATGTGTTTTTATGCAAATGGGTGCTAAACGAGATAAAGGAGAATTGAGCATGAACTACCCTTTTGTATGTAATTATTGCAATAATAAAGAAACTATAAGTATGCCAATTAAGGAATATGTTGCGACAGGTCACAAATGTCCTAAGTGTGGCAATGAAATGGTAAGAGAAATTAGTTCACTTGTTTGTGGAGTAGGAATAGACAAAACAGGTGGATTTTATAAACATACTACTATATAAGGAGAATTTATAATGATTAAAAAGATTACAAATTATTTACAGTACAAAAAGAGACTTAAATTATTAAAACAGATTGGTGTTGCCAAATTATCTGATTTAGTAATTAACAAGAGTGATTATATTAATGGATTTGGCAAGTTATTACTTACTTTATCACATACAGATGACGCAAAGGAGTTACAGAAATCAGTTGATGAATTTCTTACTATTTTGAAGTCAACTACTATTGCTAATAATTCATTAAAAAAGATAAATAAATGATAAGGAATATTGACGATTTAGAAAAAGTACTTTCTTCTCGTATCATACAAGCGATGAAATTAACAGAGGATAAAATTTTCAAAGTAATTTCAGAAAAGATTATAGAGTATTATAACGAGCCTGTTTTTAATAATGAACTAGATCCTACTGAACCAGTATACTATCAAAGAACAGGGCAGCTTCTTGAAGAATTAACTGCTTCTCATATAGAAAAAAATGGTAACGATTATTCATTTACTGTTGGATATCCTGATTTATATTTGTCTTTTAAATATCGTGGAGGATATGTTAGGGGACATCGTAATAATTCATATAATAAAGCTACTGGATTACAAGTATTAAAATGGATGAATGACCATAGTCACGGTGGGTTAGTTCCTAGTGAACATGATTATTGGGATGAAGCTTTATCCGAGTTAGGTGGGGAAGAAGGTATTATTGAACTTTTCAAACAAAATTGTATAAAAGTCGGAATACCGATTATAAAATGAGGATTGTAAGTATCAAAGCTTACTCTCCTATTCTTAAACACTCCTTTTGGGGTGTTATTTTTTAGATGAAAATAAACCCAGAAAGGAGAATATAAAATGGGAACAAATGATTTCCAGATAGGTTTAGTTGGTAAATTAGATGCGAATCAGTCTAAGCAGCAATTAAATTCAGACATTGATGCATTAAAAAAGCAATTAAATACTGTTGAAGTTCAAGCACAGCTTGGAAAAGATGTCGTCTCAAAACTAACACAACAGTTGAATGCAACACAATTTACAATAAACAATGTCAAAGTAGACCAGACCGCAATCAACAATATGATTTCTCAGTTTAATACGGCATTTAGCAAAGTAAATATTAATTTGGGAAATATCAATACAAACGGAGCTACACAATCTGCACAGAAAACAGGTCAGCAGATAGGTAATCAGCTCGGTAATTCTATTAATCAGAGTCTACAGGCAAATCTTAATCATGTCAAACAAGATATTCAAAATATATTTTCTTCATTTTCAGTACAAAAATTAAACAACGCTGATATATTCAAGAACTTTAATCTCAATAGATCAAAGATTGATCCGTCCGTAACAAAGGACGTACAGTCTCTAACAGCAGAAATTAACAAACTAGCTCGTGAAGCATTAAAAACTAACTCTGACAGTGCATGGGAAGGTATTACACAGAAGATAAGCAATCTTTCGGATGTGCTTAACAAGTTTGGAGCTACAAGAGATTTAAGTAGTTTTAAAGAGCAGATGGACTTACTTGATTATTTTCAAGGAAAGAAAATCTTTGTAGGCGACAAAGCCGAAGCAATACAAAGCACTGGAATGTCAATTCGTGAGCTTAATAATCAATTCAGAAACTTAGGTGTTACATTTACAACAGTAGAGAATGGCTCAACAAAACTTGATGAAATATGGAGTGAGTTATTTAATATCAAGCCTAGTTTTCAAGGTATTGATTCATTTGGCGGTCAGATAAATGCGGTTGTAAATGAACTTAAAATAGCCAAAGAAGCTATGTATGGTGATAGTAATTTAATGTCTGCTCAAAGAACAGGTGCGACTACCACATACTTAAACGCATGGCTTGAGATGTTGGAAAAGCTCTCTCAAAGGATTGAAATACTTAAGACAGAACAAGCTAATCTACAAAATCAGATGGCACAAGCATCTAATAATGCCACTAACGCTGTCGTTGCTAATCAGCAGAAACAACAGCAGGCATATCAACAGACAGGCAGTGTAATTCAAGCAGTTACTTCTAATACATCTGTTATTGGTAATATGCCAAAAGAAGCAAGTGATATTGGAGACGCAAAAAATCAACTTAGTCAGTTATTGCAAAATGAAAAAGCTGTAATTGCCACAACTCAACATTTTGATAATGATGGTATGATGCGAACTTTTACACTGAATGTAAAACGTGCGACTGGTGAAGTAGAGTCTCTTAACTATGCTTTTAGACAAGTAACAGATAACAATGGGAATGTTACTGATACATATTTTGAAAACACAAGCTCTCATCTCAATGATTCAGGAGCTATTAAGCAGATAGACGCTATTGAAGAAGCATTCTCTGATTATACAACAGAGATTGCTAAATTCAAGTCAACAAATGCTGAAATACTAAGTGGTCTTGATACACCATTAAAGGATTTTGAAACAAAACTTGCAGGACTGAAAACAGGCGCAACTACAGTCAATGAAGTCAAGAGTGCATTTAATTCACTTAATACGGAAGCTGCTAAAATTACACAGAATTTTAGTAAACAGCTTAGTCCTATTGATCGAGCAGTATCTAAAATTGCAAATGGCGAAGAGACTATTAAGGGATTACGTGCGGAGCTTAAAGGACTTGACAATGCACCAAAGGATTTATCAAAAGAACTTAATCAGTGTGTAACAGCATTACAGAAAGTCAAGGACATTGAAGCTAAAGAAGGACGTACTGAAAATTGGTCAAAGGCTTATAAACAGTGGGCAGAATCAATAGATGCAGTAACGGCAAAGATTAAGACTCTTAAAAAAGAGCAGTCTAATGTTGCTTCTACACAAGTATTTAATACAAGTGACTTAAAAGCCAATAATATAGCTTTTATGAGTAAGGTTCACAATACCATAGAAAAACAGATGGTAGAGATAAACCGACTCGCTAATGCTAATGGTTGGTCTGATGTAAAGGTTACTGGTGTTGAAGAAGCAAGCGGTAAGATACAAAAACTCACTCTTACAGTGCGTGATGCCGAAGGTGCTTTAAAGCAGTTCAATATGCAACGTGAAAAGATACAAGGGAACGGCAAAGCGCAAGCAGGACTTGTACAGACTGGTGATGTAAAGGTACTTGAAACTGCGGTACAGTATGCAGAAAAGCTCAAATCTATTGAGACTTCTATGGGACAGTTTGGAAACACTACTACTTCTATTACAAATCTTGAAAATTCCTTTACAAAATTAGGACTTTCTACAGATGAAGTAAATTCTAAAATGGAATCGGTTAAGACTGAATATGCTACTTTGCAGAATATGATGAGTAATGGTGCAAGTGGTAATGAGATAGTAAATCAGTTTGAAAAAGTGAACAGTGTGTTAAAAGAAACACAGAACTCTTTGAAACAGACCAAGATTGAAGCTGATAACTTATCTTCTATTAAATCTATTAAAGAGGCTATAGATATTGGTGATTACGATGCTAAAGTCGCTAGGCTTGAAAACTCCTTTACAAAATTAGGACTTTCTACTGATGAAGTAAATTCTAAAATGAGTGCTGTTAAAAAAGCACTTAATGAATTAAATTCTGTTAGTGATGATCAATTGGTTGAAAAAGAAAAGACATTTAATTTAGAACTAAAAAAATCTCAGAATGAGGTAGCTCAATTAAAAACACAGTTGGATCAAATATATAATCCCAATAAACAATTAAGATTATCGAATAATATCCAAGAGTGGTTACAAAAGAATACAAAAGCCGCAAGAGATGCAAAAGAACAGCTTGAAAAGTATTATCAAGAATTAAATTCTGGTGAGATACCTATTAATAGATTAAATCAAATAAGTGACGAATTTGAGAAAATCAAGATTACTCAACGTGGACTTGGTAAATTGGGAAAAAACCTTAAAGATCAAATAGCACAAGCGGTAACGAGTTTTTCTCAGTGGATTTCTATTAGTTCAGCAGTTATGTTAGGTGTGGGCAAGTTCAAAGACGCAATTAGCGAATTAAAAGAACTTGATGATATCCTAACTGAAATCAGTAAAACATCTAATTTAACGTCTTCTCAATTAAAAGAACTTGGCAATTCAGCCTTTGATTCTGCCAGTGAATACGGAAAAAGTGCATCTGATTATTTAACAGGTGTTCAGGAAATGTATCGTGCTGGTTTTGAAAATGCATCAGAGATGTCAGAGTTATCAATACTTGCACAGTCTGCTGGTGATATGACTGCTGAAATGTCAAATGACTATTTGATTGCAACAAGTGCAGCATATGATTTAAAAGGAAATGTCAAAGATTTAAATGATGTTCTTGATGGACAAAACTATATCACTAATAATGCAGCAGTATCAATGTCTGATATGGCATCTGCTACTTCTGAAGCAGCCTCTATTGCTTCACAATATGGTGTAAAAATTAATGAGCTATCTTCTCTTATTGCTGTTGCAACCGCAAAAACAAGAGAGTCTGGCTCTGAAACTGGTAACGCTTTAAAGTCTTTATTTATTAATTTACAAGATACTACTAGTGATCCGATTCGGAAAGCATTTGAAGCTGTTGGAATTTCAATGACCAAAATGGTTAATGGTGCAGAGAAATTAAAAACACCAATTGAATTATTGAAAGAATTATCTAAAGCGTTTAATGAACTTCCAGAAGGAGATACTCGTAGAGCAAATATTCTTAGTGATATTGGTGGAAAATGGCACGCTAATACACTTTCCGCAATTCTGAGCGACTGGTCATCCTTCGAGAAAATGGAGTCTTTATATTCTCAAGGTTCAGGTTCAGCACTTCAAGAGGCAGAGAAATCAGCAAACAATCTTTCAGGTTCACTTGAAAAATTGAGTAACGATTGGACTTCATTCGTACAAAATATCGTAAATTCAGACGGATTAAAAACAGGAGTTAATTTATTAGATGGACTCTTAAAAGGAGTTACAAGTCTTAGTGATGGATTAAACTCACTTGGTTCATTTGGTACAATTGGAACACTTGTAGGATTAGTTCAGTCAATAACAGGTCATGGTGAAAATGTACTGCGCCCATCGTTTTAAGATTGAAAACAATGTCTTTCAATTAACGAAGCGATAGCAAAGACCTTTTGTGTTTAAGCACAATAAATAAAATCCCGAATAATGCTGGGAAACCCTAAAGCCAACAAGCCACAATTATCAAGGAAACAAAGATAATATGGTGTTAATAGCAAAACAAATTGTTGGATGTTGTACCCATGAAAATTGGTTAGAACAACATAGTATGTTAAGTCATACAGTATGAATATTGAAATATATTCCTCTACTACAATGGGCGGTCAATAGGTAGGTTAAAAATAACCGAAAGCAATCGTTGGCTAAATCGTATGTTACGATAGTTGTCTTGTAGTGACGCACAAGAATGTCAACGGTTCAGAGGCTGGCAAGGGTAGGCAGATTTGTAGACTAATACTCTTCTGCTTAGATATACAGTCCCGATTTGTGAAAACAAACAAAATGCGTTAAAATTATATTATGATGACTTCTGAAAACATGTAATATAATTTTCAAAAAAATGTCGATTGTAACGAATTATGTATAATATATATTGCAATATTACTTGTCTAATGTTATGATTTTCTTATAAAACATAGGAGGTCAATCATTATGGCAAGAGGTAAAAAGAAACTTACATTAGACGAGCAGTTGACAAAAGTAACAGCAGAAATTGAAGCAACAGAAGCTACTCTTACAGAATTAAAGGCAACAAAGAAAGAGCTTGAATTGCAGATTCATCAGCAGAGACTTTCTGAGTTAGACGAGCTGATTCAGGAAAAAGGGCTGAGCTTTGATGAATTAAAAACAATGTTGAATAAAGCAGAGTAAAAGATAAAGAGTAGTCGGTGGCTACTCTTCTTTCATGTTCGTTTGTAAACATACGTTCTGAATAGTATTTCGTCGATTATTGGTATATAATGGTAATATTAAATACTAATGATTGGTGGAATGTATGTATTATGGATAAAGAAAAATTTAATTTATCTGTTTTTGTTGATGAATCTGGAAGTATAACTAAAACTGATATATCTCATAATAAATATTTTATTATTGCTGTACTATTCACAAGAAATTCAAAGAAACTAAAGACGCAATTTAGACGCGGTATTTCTGACTTAATTAAGAAAAAGAAATATGCTAATATATTATCGAAAAATGGTGAAATAAAAGGTTCTGAAGTAAGTGAAAAGAAAAAGAAACCTATATATGATTTAATTTTAAATAAATGCAATGGTGATTTTGAATTAGGCATTATAGTTTTGGATAACACATATACTACTGATAAATTTATAGAAAATCATCCAAGAACCTTTAACTATATTTTACAGTTGTTTTTTGATAATTTATATAGAACATCTAGTAAATATGCAAATGACACGCGAGATATGTATATTATTTTAGATGAACAAAATATTGCAACAGATGCTAAATATACATTAGACGAATACTTAGAGCAACATTTTACGATTTTCAATCCGTTATGTAATCATTTTGATGTAAAATATGCAGATTCTAAGAATCATTCATTATTACAGTTTATAGATTTTGTTTCAAATACATTTTATAGAAATATAGAAAAACATGATAAAGAAAGTATTTCAAATGTAAAAAATCTTTTGACTCATGTTTGTGGTGGAAGAATTTTTGATTTTTCAACTAACCACGACACAAAATTAACTTTAGATGAATAATATAAAATGTACTTGACATATAATATGCCATATGATATATTTGTTTTACCAAGTAATTCATCTATACGGTGCATGAGGATGTAAGGCGACTCTTGGGTGTCGTCCACCATGATGTTTTGGTAGAAGAACATTCCAGATATGGAGTGTTTTTTCGCTTTATAAATAGATATATTTCATATAAATTGAGCAGGTGTGTACATCACCTGCTCTTTATTTTAGCTGTTCTGGTATATGCTGAACGTATGTTTAGGTGTTTCTCTTTTTCAATACAAACAAAAAGAGTAGTAATTTCTCACTACTCTTCTCTCCCATCACCACTTAAAGCCACAATTTTTACAGTGCATAGTCTTTCTTACATCTGAACTAAATAATCCAAACAAAGCTCCACCAACAGCTTTCTTCCCAAGTGATATTTTTTCAATATTTGTTGAACCACAAGTAGGGCACTTGGGTTTGTTATCCTCTTCTATCCTCTTATTACTCTCTTGCTGCTGTAATTGAGTTTTGAATTGAGATAATTTCAGTTGGTATTCGATTGGATCTTTCTTTTTGAGATCAATCATTGCTTCAAGAAATTGGCGGTCTGAATCGGAAACATCGTCAATAAGATTAAATTCATTTTCTGAAATAGAAGTATCTGCTAATTTATTTTTACAATAAGGACAGATTGATATGTCTTTATCTTTTATTTCAAAAGGATATATGAAACCTTTATAAAAATTTTTTCTGACATTTCCCACTAATTGATACATTTGATTTGTACCATTTTTATCACAATCAGAACAAAACATCATATTCATATATATCGTCCTCCTTTTTTAAAATATCAGAAGTGTTTTATTTAAGGATATTATATCAGAATTATTATGGCAGTACAATATAATTCTGATAGTAATAGTTTTTCTACTATATTTGATGGTTTAATTGGGAAAATTTCACCTGTAAAAAAAGAGATAAAAGAATTTTTTGAATTAGCAAATGCCAAAGGAATTCCATTAAACGAATGGTCAAAGGTAAGTAATAATGTATTTGATGACCTATGTAAGGAATTTAAGGTTACTGACTCAGAACTTAAAAACTTCCTAAGAACATGGGATGGTTCAGGAGATATTTCAGAAGCATTTACTGCTCATATGAAGCAGTCTACAGAGAGTATGACACTCTTTCAACGTGGTGCTAAAGCAGCAGGTACGGCTTTTAAAACTGTTGTTGCTGCTGTCGGAAGTATGGCAATTACTTTTGCTATTTCAGAAGTTATTTCTATTATAAGTGAATTAATCACAAGTTCAGATAGATTAGCAGAAAAAGCACAAGATTTAGGTGCTGAATTTAAAAATACAGAAACGGATATTTCTAATTACAAGGATAAAATTCAGGAACTTAATGATAAGATAAATGACTCTTCTACTCCATACGATGAAGTTGTTCAAGCTCGTCAAGACTTGATGAAAATTCAGAACGAAATGATTAAAAAGTATGGTGACGAAGAAGGTGCTATAAAAAGCATTACTAATGCTGTTAAAGGTCAAGCCGATGCTTTTAATGAGCTTAATACTCAGCAATATAATAAGATGATTAATGATTTTAACAAAAATGAGAAAATTGGCGATAAAATCAAATCAGCTTTTAAAGGCTCAAACTTTGAGCAGATGAAGAAAAATGAAAAATCTTATTCAGATAAAATTGATATGAGTTACAATTCAGAGCTTGATAATTATATCAAGAGTCTGGGTGCTAAACAAGTTATATCTGATAGAGGTTCATATTTTGAATTAAATGGTGCTCTTGAAGAAGTATATGAGAAAATGCAGAGTATTCAAGAGGTTGCTAATCAATTAGGCGAAGATAAATATGCCAATAGATTATCAGACCAGATAAATGATGCGCAAGAGCTTACTGATAAGTACAAAGATATGTATGATGCATATGTACTTTATGATCAAGTATTAAAAGATACTGATTATGCAAGTGCATATCAAAAGGCTATGTCGGATTATCAGAACTATCAGAAGCAAGCAACAGAGAATGGTCTTGATTCAGAAGAAGCAAAGAAAGCATCAGAACAGTATGCTCAGAATATGTCAGAAGCTATACAGAAAGCTCTTGAAAATGGCGATGATGAAGTTGCTAATTATTTTGAGAGTTTATATCCTGACCTTCAATCTGTTGTCGAAACATGGAAATTCAAAGCTAAAATCACACCAGAATGGGATGATGGCTCAAAGAATGACAAGTACGACAAAAAGACCGATAAAGAGATGAAAGAGGCTCTTGGTGCATTCAATAATGCGGAAGAGATTAAGAACTTCAACTCTGAAACGGCAACAGAAAAACAGAAAAATGCAATGACAACATTGCAGAAAATTGCCGAGCAAAATTTCCACAATGATATTGATGCTTTGGTTGATGCTGCGGTTCAGTTATATGATTTTAAGACGCAAGGTGAACAAGACTTTATTAATAGGATAAATGGAAAATCGTTAAATAATAATGTTCCAGATAATCTTACAGCCGGTGCATCAGCAGCTTTATCCAATGATTCAAGATTTAATGAAAGCGAAGCTATCAAATTTTATAAATCTCTTAGTGAAGAACAACAGAAACTTGTTAATAATCAAGCATTTGTAGATGCACTTAACGAACAGAACGATTCATTAAAGGATGGAAAATGGTCTGCTGATAGTTATGCAAATGCTCTTAAAGAAGTTGAAAATGCTGAAAATACAGAGTCTAGTATCCCTTCCTTCTCTACTCTCTTTGATGGTTCAGATTTTGGTGATCGTATTTCGTATCTCAGTCAGCAATTTCAGAATGGTAAAATTTCAGCACATGATTATTTCCAGTCGATTCGTGATGAATTAGCCAATACAGATTTTAGTGAGTTTACGGATCAAGCTGCGGCTGCACAACAATTCTTTACGGATTCCACACAGCAAGTAGCTTCTGGTATGTCAGACCTTATTAATAGTTATAATAAGGGAGAAATATCAGCTACGGAATATCTTGATGGATATACTTCTATGGCTGAAACGTTGTCTGCTCTTACGGATGATTTACAAAATAATTCAGCAGCATGGAATGAAAATGGAGAAGCCATATCTGATGGAACAAACCAAGCTCTTGACAATGCTCAGAGTGACCTAGCTTCGGCTATTGAAGGCATTAATCAGTATCAAGACAGTATCTATTCACTTGAACAGATTACAAGTGGGGCTATTACGGCTGGTTCAGATGAGTTTACTGCTCATGCACAGGTTATTGCAGAGGATTTAGCTTATATTGTTCAAAATGGCGGTTATATGGCTGACCAGATTGCAAGTACTATGGGAACAACCACTTCCGAGATTGCAAATAGTCTTACTAATAGTGTAGATAATCAAGCTTTAGCATCACAAGCAATAGCAGGTAATACTAACGCTTCTATTGAACAGATGGCAAATGCTGTAAGTACATTATTTGCTGAACTTGGTAATCAGATAGGCAATTTCAAAGCTACAATAAATTTTGCTCCAAAAGTAAATGGAGTTGAACATTTCTCAGCTATTAAAATTGGCGGTAAAGAGGTTGTTGGCGGTGATATTCCGAACCTAACTTATGATATTAAGGGAAGTTCTTCTTCTCTTAAATCAATTGGCTCTGCTATATCTAGTTTTGGTAAAGTTTTATCTTCTAATATAGCAGCACAAAAAGTAGATTATAAGAAATTCAGTACTACTCCAACAGATTCAAGTGGTAAACAACGAAGTTATACTCCTAGCAAGGGTGTAACCAATAACTATAATAATAAGCTGAAAAATAATAAATCTTCTGGCAAATCTGGCAAGTCTGGTTCAGGTGGTAAAAATTCTGGCGGCGATGCTGAAAAGCAGAACGAAGAATATCTTGACAAATTCATGGCTTATCAGAAAGCTCTTCTCGAAGCAGGTAAGATAACATATCAGCAGTATTCACAGTATGTTTCTGATGAACTTGAAAGAATGTATAAGAATGGTAAAATTTCTGCTAGTAAATACTATTCTGCTGTCAAGGACATGATTGATGAGCAAAAATCTATCTATGATGCTGCACTTAAAGGTGTCACAAAACTTCTCGATGACGAAATTGATAAATGGAAAGATAAGATTGATGTTATTGAGAAGAATAATGATAAACTTAACGAACAGAAAGATAAATACGATTCTATTTTATCAGCAATTCAAAAAGTATATGATGATGAAATTAAAAAAGCTAATAAGAAAAAAGATTCTATTCAGGATATTATTGACGCCATGTCTGATGAAAATGATGAATATGAACGTCAGAAAAAGTTGCAAGAAGCTATTTACAATTTAAATAAGGCAAATTCTCAAAAGACAAAATATCTTTTAAAGGATGGTCAATTTGTATATAGTACAGATAATTCTGCTATTCGTGACGCTCAAGATTCATTACATGATGCACAATATGATGTAGATGTTGCTAATCTAAAGAAACAACAAGACGATATTGATAATTATATTGATACTCTTAATGAGTTTAAAGATAAGTGGAATGAAATATCCGATGCTTTTTCGGACGCACAAGATGCGATGAATCTTAAGCAATACTTAGGATCAGAGTATCAACGTATAATTCTTTCAAACAATCTTGCGGATATCGAAAATTTCAAAAATCAATATGTTGCTGTTGAATCACAAATTAATAGTAATGAACAGCTAAAGACAAGCTATGAAGAAAAGGTTGATTATTATAATAATTTAAAACAGCAATGGGAAGATTGTACTTCTAAATACGATGACGAAAAGAATAAGCTCTATGCTTCTCAAATTCTTGGTGCAAATTGGGAAGCTGAAGTATTAAGCGGTAGACAACAGACACTTGCTAATTTCACATCAGAATATGAGAGACTTTGTCAGAGACAAGCCGATGCTACTGTAAATGCCTACAATACTGAAGTACAAGCTGCAAAAAATGCTGCGGCTGGTATTGCTTCTGTTTCTTCAAGTGTTGCAAGTTCTGGTGGAGGTAGTAGCTCAGGTGGTAGCTCAGGTGGTAGTAGTTCATCAACACACAAAGTAACTTATGATAAAAATAATAACCCGAATAAACCTGCGCTGAAGTCTAATGATTATTGGACTTATGAAAAACTAAGTAAAAAAGGTTATAGTACAAGCGGTCAGGCATCAAGCCATATTAGTGATTATGCTTCCAAGGGTGCGAATGGTTTTACGCAAATTGGTAACAAATATTTTATTGTTAAATGGATTGCAAATGCTGGTTCTCCAGCTAATGCTTCAAAAGCAAAGAACAAGCTCGAAAAGGATAATCCTAAGAAAAAAGGTAAATATGGTTATGCTAAACGTTATCATAAAGGTCTTGAGCTTGGTAAGATAGAGGCTCTTCCAAAAGATAAGGCTTTTGATTTAGTACAGGATGTAGGTACTAATGGACTTAAAGCTGATGAAGTACCGATTATTGCACAAAAAGGTGAAGCTGTTCTTACTGAGGAACAGATTGAAAATCTTGCTAAGACATTGCATTTAGTTCCAGTTCAGAATGAAATTATGGAGAAAATGAGTAAAATTAGTTTAGGTGATCTGCCAATGAATACACCTAAGATGAATTTTGATGCTAGTAAGGTTGGTCAAAGTGTTACTAGGAATAACTTTGCTCCAAATGTAAATATTACATTTAATTGTCCTAATTTGACGAATGAGAGTGGTGTTCAATATGTTGAGAAAGCTATGGATAAATATATGAATAAATTTGCTAATGACTTTTATCAGGCTTCTCTTCATTATGTAAATAGGAAACAATAATTATAGTAATACATAGTATTATAATTAAAAAGACAATAGGACTTGGCTTGTGCTAAGTCCTATTTTAATGGGAGGGTACATGACAGAAAATAAAATAATACCTTTTTGGTTAAAACTTAATATGACAGTAAAAGAAGCATCTGCATACTCTGGGATAGGTGAGAAAACACTTCGTAATATGCTATCTCAAAGAGGGTGTTCTTTCCTATTTAAAATAGGAAACAAGAATATGGTTAAGCGTAAGGAATTTGAAAAATATCTTGATACAGTACATTTTGTATAGTTTTACATGACATAATTTATGTGATATAATCATATAATCATATGGATTATGCTCATAGAAAGGAAATAGATGGGCAAGGATCTAAAAGGAAAAGAGCTTGGACACGGAATATGTCAGAGAAAAAATGGAAGATATGATGCAAGATTTGTAGACCGATTTGGAAAAAGACAATCTATATCTGGAAAAGATTTAAAAGACGTTAAGCGTAGATATAACGAAGCTTTATATGAGAATGAAAAGCAAATTAATATAAAGCAGAGTATCATACTTGACGAATGGTACAGTGAATGGATGAATGTATACAAATTTGATGTAATACGAGAGAACACCAAAAGGTACTACAATCAGATTTATAAAAAGCACATATCCCCGACACTTGGTAAGCTGAATTTAACAGATATTGACCAACTTACAATTAAAAAGCTAATAAAAAAGCTTAAGCAAGATGGTTATGGTTATGAGACTCAGAATAAAGTTAAAGTGGTTCTCATAGACATTTTCAATAAAGCTCTTACAAATGAATATATAAGGAAAAATCCCGCAAAGGGGATTTCCGTAAAAAGAGACGAAAAAAAGGAGGTTAAAGTTCTTTCAGAAGAAGAACAGATATTATTCTTTGATTGTGCAAAAGGAACATTTTATAATAATCTGTTTGTCGTGGCAGTTTCTACTGGTATGAGAATAGGAGAGTTGGCAGCACTTAGATGGTCAGATATTGATTGGGAGACAAATGTTATAAAGGTAACGAGAACACTTGTATATCAGAAATATGAAGGTGATGAACAGAAAAGCTTTCATTTTGAGAATCCTAAAACTGCTACTAGCAAAAGAAACATTCCAATAAATCATCAATGTGAAATGGCATTAAAACGACAATATATGCAGAAAAATGTTATAGCACAGAAAGCACCTAAGAGTAAATCAGTAGATAAGCAATACGCTGATTTGTTATTTACAACTAAATTTGATACACCAATTAATTCACAGATTATATGTGAAGCAATAAAAAAGGTAGTTGATGAGGTAAATCTGACAAGAGATTATGTTGATGAGATAGAAGTATTCTCACCACATTGTTTTAGACATACTTTTGCGACACGTTGTTTTGAGTCAGGCATTCAACCTAAAACAGTACAAGCGTATCTAGGACATGCTTCTTTGCAAATGACGATGGATTTGTATACATCGGTTATGCCAAAACATATGAGCAATGAAATGGATAAAGTGTCAGAGGTGCTTGACAGATTAAGTACAAATGGTGATACTATTACAGAAGATAGTTATAATAAAGCAGTTCAAAATAACAAAATTATCTCATTTTATGGTGATTCCGTGGTGGTATAG